TCAGAAGGATCTGCCGATACCGAGCGTGGTATGCCAGCGCCAGATCGGAGGCCACGCGCCAGCGTGGCCGGGAAAGCCGCCGCCGTCCCTGTACCAGTCCAGCGACACGGACCACTGGCCGTGGCGGATGTACGTGCCTGCCGTGTAGCCGAAGGCCCAGCGCAGGTCTGACGTGCTGACGGGGACACGGTACTTGACGACGTAACTGCCGTCCGGCTGCAGGACGGGAAGATACCAGTCCGGTACGCGCAGCCGCCATGCCTGCCGGTAGTAGATGGGGCCTGCACGCACGCCCCACTGCCACGGTCCCGATGTGTGCCAGCCTGCGGTGAGCGCGAGCGCGCCGATCCAGCCTCTGCCCATGTAGTGGGCGCGTGGCAGGCACGGGCCGACACATGAGCGCGTGGCAGGGTCGTAGTTGCTGTCCGCCGGGACTGCGTAGGCATCGGAACTGTAATGCCCGAACCATATGGCCTTCCCGGTTGTCGTCCAGTGCTGGTTGATATCCCAGCGAAGCCCCAGAGAAACCTCGGGATGGTTGAGCTTGAGGCTGTGCGGGAAAGCGCGCTGATACCACGTCCCATCGTGGCGCGCGGTCGCGTGGGCAAAGCCGACGCCAACAACAGGCCGCACCTGAGCGGAGCTACCAACAGGGACGAGCAGAAGTGCCATAATATATGACTTATTTTTCATGTTATGTGATAAAGAGTGGAAGAAATGTTCGCATAATTATCTTCCCCGCCGTATGTCAATGCTGAGTTGTCTGGTAGCTGGCAGGTCCCGAAGTTGAAGATGTATGAGGGATTCCAGTATGCGACCAAGCTAAATGTGCCAGCTATGGTATCGTACTTCATGATTCTATCATTATAGGTCGTTCCGTCCTTACCTCCCCAATAATACACATCAGTGCCTATTGCGACTGCACCATTCTGCCCAAAAGCATGCAATTCGGTAAGATAAACGTAAACGTATGTGGGCGCTGCACCGCTGGTATATTTATATTTTTGCACTTGATAACTTGTCCCGCCCGAACGTACATTCCCGCCAACTATCCACAGATTCCCGTCCGATGTACGTGCTAGCGCCCCGCCCCAAACCCCGCCTGTACTATTGCCTGTGGCACCGTATGCTCCGTCAGAAAGTCTATAAGCGAATGTCTGGAATGTAGTCAGGCTATCTGGCGGGGGGAGACACACATATGCCCACGTGCCGTCACAATAGGCTCCCGTAGCCGCTTGGGAGTACCCATATGGAATCGGGGCCAAATCAGTGAATGTCATCGCCACAGGGTCATAGGCAAAAACGGTGGATACATAATACCCTCCACCATCCCTACCGCCCATGATGTAGATCTTGGATCCATCCGTGAACTGTATATGCGCGACACGCTCGTACCCTGTACGGGTAGCTTCCAGCGTCCATGCTTGTGTCGCTACGTCGTAGACCCACATCTGCGCAGCCGAGCCAGTAGGACCGTTCGCGCCGCCATACATGTAGACCTTTCCGTTCAAGTAGGTCAGTGAATTTGCTGCGCGCGCCCCAGGAGATCCTGTGTACGATATGGATGTCACTGTCCCTGACAGTGACGTAAGCGCGGTGGATACCTCGCCTATCATGCCAGACGGCAGAATATCGAGTACATACGGGTTCGTGCTTGGCACCTCGACAATGCGATTTGTGCTGTCGATGCCAAGCACGTTGCCACTCGATACCTGGCCGAGCTTGCCCGACGAGAGGATGCCGATAGCCATTATGCGCGGGTGATGGGGTCGTCGATCGACACTTCTAGCGCGCCGGCAGCCGTGGCCACTCCGAGGATCTGACGGATATTGCCGGTAGCAGTCGGCCCGCTGGCCAATGGCACCGCGCCGCCTGCGGTGGCGGCCGATAGCACATAAGTCCCGGCGGTCAGCCCAGCTACTTGGTTGTTTGTGCCACGGAAGTACACGGTAGCCGTGCCCGCAGCCGCAACCGCTGACAGTACGAAGCCGTGAGCAGGTTTAGTGCTGTCTGTAGCATTAGCCTTGCGGCAATTCGGAGTGCTGGCATTGTCATAGACATTCACGAAATCGCCTGCGGCAAGGGCCTCGCTTGCAACAATGGCCTGCGTGTCCGCGCCTACGCCAGTTGGCAGCAACGAGGTATCCAGCTTTCCGTTAGCGTCAAGTGCCGGAATCTTTCCGGCGTCTGCCGCTCCTGCACTTGTCACCAGACCCGCAATTTCATTGATCTTGTTTGCGATGAGACCAAGATAGTTTGCCATGATCGTTATCCTCTGTGGATGGGTTGCTCGATATTGATGTTAACAGTCGTCGCGCTCAACGCGACGCCAACCTGAAGAAGCCATCCGGTAGTCGGTGGCGATTGTGTGAGTGCTCCACTGGCAGCACAAAAGACTGGACCCTCGGAAAAACTCCAACCAGGGTCATTCACGGAGCCACCTAGGCGCACACTGACACTTGCACCTACAGTGGATGTGGATTGTAGGGCGACGCCTACTACCTGCTCTGCGTGGGTGCTTACCGACGTGTCTACTGGATACAGATTGCCGCCCGATGCGCGGACTACGTACATGGCGAGCACGGTTGCACCCGCTGGGAAAGACACGTCAGGCGCAGAACCTGGCGCACCGTCAGGACCAGGCTTTCCCATAATCCCTGGTGTTCCTGCCTCTACTTTCGTTGACCCCGTCTTGACTTTCACAAGCGACGGTTTCGAAACAACGGTGATGGATCCGCTTGTTGAGCTCATTTATAGGACTCCAAAATCGTTCGTTAGGCCAGTATTCAAAATCTGTTTTATCCGATAACTATTTTCGTACTTGGTGTCAGTTAATGCACTACCGAAATACCGGCCTCTCGCTGTGCCATCTGGCGCACACGTTGACTCAAGACCACGCCATGTTCGGCTTGTGCGCTGAGGCGCGCACGTTGCCGCAAGGACTGAACCAAGGTCTTCGTGGTGATGGCAATCGCTGGATTTTTCGCGTTGAAAGACCGGATCTTTTTCAGAGCTACCTGTCGTGCCTGGTCATCGTGTTCATGCACGGCCATGGCAAAAGCATTCATCAAAGAAGTGCGTCGGTTCTTTATCTGGTCCGAATAGTTGTACAGCGCACTGTTTATGCGGTACTGGTCAGCAAGGTTGGTCGGTGTGAATCCCAGGGCCTGGACCAAAGCATTTTCAGCACTCGGATCTTCCAGAATGGGGTCGCCGCGCAACGTGTTGACTCCGTGCGCCGCGTAACGGAGTGCCTTCATGCCGCTCTTTGCTGCAGTCGGGATCATGCGCTCAACGCCACGCCAAATATGCCCCTGGGTTATATATTGCTGGCCGATAAACCAGTTTTTCACCATGCCACCCATGGGTCCGGCAATCGACTCGAGCATGTTGTAGTAGGCATCCTTGCCTTCCAACTGACGATCTGCGTCACGGAACCAGAGGTTGGACAGAGAAACTCGACTGGAAATATGCAGTCCGAGACGATCAACCGCGCCATCGGCGATGACGTCAGCACCAGTTTGACCGAAATGCTCAGCCAGCCACTGCCGAAATTCGGTCTCGAAATCCCACGGCTCATCGTCATCGCCGGCCGCGGCGTGTGCTGCATTGGCCACCATCTTCATGAGATTGAACAGGGGTAGGCCTACCGTGCCTGCGAGCAAGGCCGTCATCCCCAACATGCCGGTCAGGGTGCGCCTGGCCAAGCGCCGGACTTCCGGTGACTGGCCACGTACCGCCTGATACAGATTGCGGTACATCAGCCAGGTCATGCCCACCGAGTAGTTTTTGAACTGCAGCAGCACCTTCGATACACCGTTTTGCATGAACCGAGGCCGGTTTGCATTGCTGTAGTCGAAATGCGTCCCGTTGATGGTGTCCGAGGCATGCCGTACCGCTTCATCGAAGCTCTTTCCGTCGGCACGAGCCAAGCGGAACGCCGCCACGCCGGCGGCCTCGCGGTTGACCACCTCGGCCTTGTGGAACATCCACGACATGACATTCATGACCTTGGCCCAGCCAGGGTTCGACGTCAGCACGTTGCCCTCGGCCGTTCCGGCCAGGGTGTGCGCATTGGTCCGGTCGATGTCGCCGCGGCGCTCCAGCACCTTGTAGGCACGCTTCTCCTCCTCATTGAGTGTGCGCATGATGTTGCCGCCGGTCCGCAGCGCGGCCGCTGTGGCGCGCCCAAGCTCGCGCGAGGCCTTGCCCCAGCCGTGCTTGGCGGCCAGCACCGGGAGCGTCACCTGGGCGCCCTGCGTGAGGTTCACGAGGGCCGAGGCCGGGCTGGCGCCGAGGTAGTACATGAATCCGATCGAAGTGGCCATATTGGCAAGCTGGCTGTCCTTGGGCGACATGATCCAGTCGTGCCGGCGCTTCAGTTCGGTGAGCAGCGCGTCGCCCTTGGCCGCGGACAGGCCCTCGGCCTTCGTGCTCTCGCCGAATTCGCTGCTCCGGCGGTAGTTGTCCAGGCTGATCTGCATCGCCTCGAGGACGGTGCTCATCTGCTGGCTGTAGCGCAGGCGCGCCAGTTGGTGCGCTCCATGGAACCCGTTCTTGGCGAAGGCGCGCAGCGCATCGTCACTGAAACCAGGGACAGACCGCCGATGGATGCTGCGCTTGCGCATGCTCATCTCGGGCAGGCTCTTCAGGAACATCTGATAGATATCGTCCTGCACCTTCTCCGAGACTCGCGCCTTCTGCAGCATCCCGATGATGTCCTTCACGAACGTACCTGATGGTGCATCCTTGGCGCGTGCCGAGCTGTCACGCCGGCCGGTGGCCTCGATCGTGAATCCGGCCTTGCGCAGCTTACTTTCAGCGGCCTTCAGCTCCGCAGCCGACTCGAACATCTTGAACGCGTACTGGTTGTTCGAATCGGTTGCCGACAACCAGTAATCTCCGTTGCGATCGAGCGGGAAATACACACCCTCGCGCCGGTTCGATTCGAACTGGAAGCGAATGCGGTCCTTCATGCTGCGTCGATAGGTTTCCGGCACATCCATGGCATCGATGCGTTCCAGTAACGCGCGCTCGGTGGCATCGGCATGTTCGCGGTACCAATTGCGTACTTGACGGTATGTTTCCCTGGCTGATTCAGGCAATGCATTCCAACGCGCCACCAAGGTTGGCCAGCGTTTTTCACGCAGCTTCTCGCGCGCAGGGATGGCGCGCAGGCGCTTGACCTCGTCCATCATCAGGGTCTTGTCGTCACCCGGCCGACCGCGCATCTGGCCGCGCAAGGCGCGAATGCGGTCCTTGATCTTCTCCGGCGTCCATTCGGACAGTTCACCACGGCTGTCCTCCATCGACAGTCTCGTGTATTCCTCGGACGGATCCAGTCCAAGAATCGTGGCGTCATGCATCAGTTTGTTCAGGCGCTTGGCATGTTCGGTCAAACCCCCACGCATGCCCTTGATGCCCTTGTGGAAGGCCCATCCTCGCCATTGGTCGGCGATCGGCGCCACGCCCTTCATCAGCATGCTGTTCGGATGCTCGCTGGCATCAGGAGATCCGGTCATCAACTGATTGCGATCGGCATCCATGCGCTGGTTGATGTCGGCATATTGCCTGGCGCCTTTGAGCGCCGGGTGCTCTTCGGCAAGCTCAAGGACGTGGCGCAACTGCAGCGCACCAAGGGTGGCCGGCTTGATGTCCTCCCATTTTCCCGTCAGCCAACCCTTCGCACGCTCCCAGGCGGACTGGTCCGGCGTCTCCAGCACCGAGGACATGGTGTTGACGCTGGCATCGGGTAGGCTGAAGTTGCGGCGCCCAGAACCAGAAACCCCGCCATTCGGCGGGGTCTCGGTAGTCGTGCTCAGGATGTCTTGTGGCGCTTCTTTGCGAAGGCCTTTCGCGCGTATGCGCTCACTGCGCGACCGTGCTGCCGCAGCTGCTCGATTTCGGAGCTCGCCAGCTGATCGGAAGCCGATGAGGTAGCGGGCCTCATCGGCTGTGAGCGCGGCGGGGTCGACGTGGAACTGGTTTCTGATTTCATCGCCGTACCTCCCTTCAATTTGCTGCTTCAGCTTGGCATCGGCCCGCAGTGTACCGGATCGGCTGGCATTGGTCAGCACGGCGGTACCCACGACCTCTCCGCCATTGGCCTGAATGTAGCTGGCCAGGTCGGCCAGCGTGCCGCCCATCGTGGTGACGTCATCCACCAGCACGTAACGGCCACCTTCCTTCACCGGACCAGAGAAAGTGGAACGCGCAATCATTCGCTCCATGGCGTTGGCACCGGTGTGCAGCGTCCTGTTGGTCTGGACGATTTCCGTGTCATCGGTGCCACCTGTGTGTTCTGCAAGGTAGGCAGCCAGGGTTCTGGGTATGGCGTTCTTGCCCGTCGCTTCCTCGGCATGGGGCGCCACGAAGATCGCATCTGAGCCAAACTTCTCAGCCTGCTTGGCCAACGGTGCAGCCACCTCAGTTACTAGGTCCACGGCTGCCTGCATATCGCCGGCTTTGGCAGCGGCATAGTGTGGGTTTCGCTTGAGTGGCTGCATGTTCCGCCACAGGGCTATCGGATCTGATGCCTCGTCCGGGATGCCCTTGGACCGGGTCTGGTCTGGCAGGGAGAATCGAATGTCCGGATTATTGGAGTCAAATGTCCCGCGGTTTTCCGTTGCACTCTTGATCTGATTGGCCTTGAAAGCCACCCACTGCCTGGCTTCGGGAATGTGGATGCCGTCATAGCCTTGGGACTGAAGCTTGTCTCTCAGCGCCCGCGCCTCTTTCTGGCTGTCGATTGCCATCAATTCGTCGAGTGTCATGGACTTCGGTTTCTTGATCGACAAGTAGGCGTCAATCACGCGCTCATCTGCCGGTACGCCTTGGCTTGCGGTTTCAGCATAGCGCTGAGCACTGGACCTTTTTTCGGCAAAGAAATGCCCGAGTGGCGCTGTCATGTGCCCGGTATTGTTGCCAAGGCTTGCGTCATCGAAGGTGTAGAAGCCCTCGGATGTGCCGTGATAGACCATCTTCGGCTGACCGTCTGGCGTCGTGACCTTGGATCCGTCGAAGAACTTGCGGAACGCCGGCGACGACGTGGGCTCGGCCTGCGCGAACGAAATGGCGCCCCCGCCGGCGACCGGCCGCGAGTCGATGGTATCGCCGGTCTGTAGGAAGCGCTCCGAGCGCACCAACAGTTGCCGCAGCTCATCCTCGGACAGCTTCAGTGAGGGCATGAAGCGGCGCACGAACGCGTGCACGGCCGCGACGACCCGGTCCATTATGCCGTTGCGCACGCCCTTTTCAGCCATGACCGCCAGGGTTTCCTCCGCGAAGGTGCCGGGGTCGACGTCGCCATACCTGCGGCTGACCTCTGCCAGCACGTCCCGCATGGCCTTGCTTCCCTTGCCCTGCTCGCGAAGATCCTGGATGGACTGCGCAATCTTGTCCCAAGCGCCGGCGCCCAGCGCGTCGTCGACGATGCGGTCGATGCCATAGTGGCCGATCGCCTCGTGCGCGAGTACCTGGTGCACGCGCTCGGAGCTCTTCAAGTTCGGCGCGACCAGGTAGATGGTGCGGCCGTCATAGAAGCCCTCGGCCGAACGCCAACGCGGATCCGTCTTGGCATCGGCCGGGAGCTGGCGCGCGCTTTCCAGGACGTGCACCTTCGGCATGTCTCCGCGCCATTTCTCGGTGACCTTGTCGACCGCCGCTTGCGCGCGCTTGTAGGTGTCCGATCCGACCGGAGCCGTAGCCACACCCACCTGTTGCGCCTCGCTGGGCTCCTGGAAGCTGTAGAAGTGACCGGCCATTGTCTGCTGGCCACGTGCAGCTGCGGAATTGAAGAATTTGGTCGTGGACGTGGTCTTCCCGTCTTCGGGGGTAAACACGTCCAGCGCACGAATCCCCATGTCATTGATCAACCGACCGAGATTCTGGGCGGGCTCGAGTTTGTCGGCCATGATGATGCCGGCGCTGGCATTCGCCTGCGTCAGAATGGATGCAATCCGCGCGCTGCCCGAATCGGTACGGCCGGTCCGGAGCTTCGCCATTTCACTCATCGACACCGGCATGAACCCGATGACGTTGTGCCTGTTGTTCAGCAGGATGACCCCGGGTTCCTTGAACTTGCGCGCAATTTGGGGCGCATCTTCGGGCGACGTGATCTTGAACGCTCCGAACTGCTTGGTGATCCGGCGATATCGGCGTTCCAGGCGCGGCACGGTCCCGGTGCGCGCCGCAGTCGTGATCTTGGACCGGAAGCCGCCCACCGCGCCACCTTCCTGATAGAACGACGCATCGGTTTCCCCGGGCGCCACGGTAATCATACCGTGCGCAGTGATCCCGCTTCCTTTCATCAAGTCGATCAACGTGTCCGTGATGTTCTTGTCGGCGCGGCTCTGGTCCACATTTCCGCTGGGGTGGTTGTGCGCGAACCAGACGTCAGTGGCACCGGGAATCTCTGCCACGGAACCGAAGACCAGGCCGGGATTGACTGTGGCGCCGTCCGCGATTCCGATTGTGTGCCGGAGCACAGCCAAGGGCCGGCCGTCGGCATCGGCCACGACGGCCAGGAACTGTTCCTGGGGGGATTTGCGCAGGGGCGCGATGATGTGCGCGGCATCTTCCCAGCGCGTGATGCGCTTGATGCCCGACCGGAACTGGCCGGTGGCGACCTGCTTTACGTGCTGGGTGAGCTCGAGTGCTCCGCGTCGGGTTGCGGCCTCGGACTCGGGGTTTCCGCTCTGGGCGAATAGGTCGAGCTGACCAGGTACGGGGCTTCCGGCCCGCCGTCCAGACGGAGCGGTAGATTCAGATACACCAGATTGCCGTACCTTGCTGAGCTTTCCATAGGATGCGCCTCCGGCGGGTAGCGTGGTGGTGGCGTCGGGGAAACCAGATGCTCGGACATCACGCGAGAAGGTCATGGCCTGGATACGGGAGACCCGGGTGTGGTAGCTATCGCGCGCGCGCAGGTACTGATTCGAGCGCACAAGGAGCTGCTCGAGCTCGGCCCGCCCGACCTTCCAGCTGGGCATGATCTTGCGGATGAACTTGTGAATGGCACTAATTGCCCGATCCAGCCAGGCGTTTCGCACACCCCACTCGGCCAAAACAGCCAGTGTTTCAGCGGCGAATTCAGACGATCCTGTGCTGGAACCGTACCGTCTCTGCACCTCGGCGATCACACTCTCGATGCGGCTGAGACCTCGATTGATGTCCTTGCCGGCGGCAGCGTTCTGTTCCTGCTTCTGCAGCACGCGATCGCGCATGCCCTGCACCGAGGTGGCGACCCTGTCCCATGCGCCAGCGCCCAGCTCGTCATCGATGATACGGTCGACTCCGTAATGGCCGACCGCCTCGTGCGCCAGCGTGCGCTGCACGTCGGCCTTGTCGAACAGGTTGGATGCGACCAGGTAGAGCGTGCGTCCATCGTAGAAGCCCTTGGCGCCTTTGTAGCGCGGATCCGTCTTCGCCGAGCCCGGAAGTGCCTCGCCATCATCGACCACGTGAACCTTGGGCTGCTGATTGCCCCACGCGCGCGTCTGCTGTGCGACGACGTCCTGCACCTTTCTGGCATGCGCGGCACGTGCATTGCGTGCCTCCGCATCGACCCCGGAGAGATTGTCACGACTCAGCGAGAACAGCTTCACGTTTCCTTCGGGCGTCTTCTCGCTGTCGATGGTGTTGAAGAATTCGTCGTAGGCCGCACGGATCGCGGGGATTTCGTCGGCCGTGGGATACGGGTAATCACCGTTGCGATCGAATGCTTCTCCGCTTACCACGTTTGCCAGGTAGTCATTGGCAGCGTTCTGGTCCTTGAGCTTGCCAATCACGTACGATTCGAATGCCCGCGCCGACATTTCGCGCCCGGTCGACCAGTATTTCTTGCTCTTGATCTTGTCCAGGCGTTCGGAGCGCCGACGCACGTCGCTTTCAGCGATCGTGTTCTTGATGCGCACGAATGCGCGCGTGAGCTCGTCGCGCACACCCGGGACAGACTGGCGGCCGGACTCCGTCATGAATCCATCGGGGGATCGACGATCGGTTCGGCGCTTCTGGAAGTGGTTGTCCAGGGCGTGCCACCATTCGTGCGCCAGCGATCCCGGACCGCCATGCTTGGTGAGGTTGATCACCACGGCACGGGACTCGAAATGTGCCGCCGCTGGGTTCTTTCCGCCCTTGCCGCGCGCCCCGAAGGCCAGACCGAGCTCACCATTCAGCGAGAGCGCGGCCGGGGGGATTTCCAAGACACCGGCCATATCCATCAGCGCGTCGTAGGCATTGTTGAGGTCCTGCTGCCTACGCGCGTACTCCACATAGTTGCCGAACTGGACACCACGGAAACCGAAGGTGTCGCTGAACTGCTGCGGCGTGACGTCAGCACCATCGCGGTGATCAATGCCGATGCGGGTCTCGTTTTCGGCGCGGCGCACGGCCGGCTTCTCGCGCATCTTGGCCACGCGCTCAATGAGAGCTTCGCGATTTTCGTTCAGATAGGCGCGAGCCTTCTTCAGCGCTACGCTCTTATCCGCATCGTCGAAATGCTCCATGTCGATCGCGTCGCGCGGGATCTTCAGGCCGATGAAGTATCCTAACTTTCCCGGTCTGGCGTAGATGATCAGTGGCGGCTGACGCTTGGCCTTCTGCTTCTTCTGCTTCAGCTCCGGCAGCTTCTTCTTGAATTCCGCCAGGGCCTCTTCGCGCGTGTTTCCGACGGCCATCTGGTTGGGCCAGTTGCCGAAGACATTGCTGCGTCCCTTCTTCTCGATGGACCATTTCGAGACGTTCTCCTCCCCCCTGAATAGGGCGTAATGGTTCTGTTGGAAGGTCACCCCCTGAAGCGATATGTCGTGTCCGATTTCCTGGTACAGCTCCATTCGGCCTCGGATGCCACGGTTCAAGACTTCGCGTTCGGGTTTGCTCATTTCCTCCCGCACGCGCTCCCACGACACATCGCCAGATAGAAGGTCTTGGGCAAACCCACGCAGCAGCTTCACTGAATCAACCCATCCCCTGAGCTTCCAGCCGCGCGGCTTCCGCGGAATTTCGTCGCGGATGGCGTGTACGAAAGACACAACCTCGGGATCGACGCCGTTCTCGAGCAACTTCTCGTATTTCGGAGCCGGCCAGCTCTCCGAGAGAGGCGTTTCGGCAATGTCTGCTTCGCCAGCCCTTTTCAAGGCATCGACGTACTCGGTGCCGTAGTGCTTGCGCGCGCCGTGCAGGGTCTGGCCGAAATCTTCGATCTTTTCGCCCTTTTCGGTCGCTGTCTTGTCGGTACCGGGGTCCTTCACCGTCTGCTGCGGCGCGGCCTTGTTGTTGCCGGCCGGGATCAGGGCATTGATCGCCTTGTTCGCGGCCTTGTCGTCCATGTGCATGTAGTAAAGGTCGTCGACGGCTGCCGCGATCTGCTGCGCCGAGACGCCGGCGTCGACGGCGCGCTCGATCAGGCTGCTGTCAAGCCGGTCGTACTTGTTGGCCAGGGTCATGGCCATGTTGTCGTGCGCGTTGTTCGCCATGAAGAACGAATAGGCAAAGCCCTCGGGGGTCACGCTGCGCGCGTTCTTCGTGGCCTGGCTCTTGCCGCCGTACTTCTGATGCATCTTGGAGCCTTCGGTGGGCTCCACGGGCGCGATCGGCAGATCCGCGTTGAAGCGGCCCCACAGCAACGTCTTCTTCGTGTACGGGTCGCCCAGATCGTTAGGGTTGAACGACAGGCGCCACGGCGGCAGGCCGCCAAGCTTTTCGATGCGCCCGACCGGGTTCTCGATCGCCCAGACCGCAGGCTTGAAGTATTCGATGGTCCGCAGGGTCTGATGCACCAGCTTGACGCTTGAGACGGTGCGGCCGTCAGCGTCTTTCGCCGCAAAATGGCGGGCGCCGGACACGGCGAAGTCCGTGCACGGGCATGCCGCAAGAATGGCGTGCACGTCAAGGCCGTCGAAGCTTCCGAACAGTTCGTTGAAAAAATCCACGCTGAAGTTATGGATGTCCCCGACCTTGCGTTCCTTGCCGTTCGCATCCGTGAAAGTGCCGGTGTCCTGGATGTCGAAGCGATAGACCTGGTAGCCGGCTTCCTCCCACGGCTTTGACCACTGACCTGTCAGGTCAAACAGCGACAGCACGATCTTCTGGCTGTTTTCGTTGCGTATTTCCGTGTCCGCGCCTTGCGCGGCGGCGTGCGCTCGCCACTTGGCGATCTTCTGCTTGGCTTCCTTGACCGACATCCAGCCGTGCTCGTCCGTGTAGACCTTGGCCTTTTTGTCGAGGCGTTCAATCTCGGATTTTGCCGGCGGCTTGAAGATGTTCGTTACCGCCTGGCCGTCCTCCATCATGCTCTTCTGAGCCTGATTGAACTCCTGAACGATCTGGCCCAGCTCGCGATCGTCGGCGCCGACATGGACATGCTCGGGGGCGGTGGCGTTGTCGAGCGACTTCTCGTATTTCTCTGACGGCCGCGAGTACATGATGCCATCGGGCGTTTCGGCGCGCGTCCATCCGTCTTGGGCCTGCCGGCGCTTGAGCGCGTACAGCAGGCGATTTGTATCGCCCTTGCTATTGCCCTCTTTCCAACCCTTCTTGAGCATGACAGAACGGACGAAATCGCCCGAATTCTCGCCTTCTCTTGGCAAGATCAACAGCTCGGCCTGACCGCTTGTTTCGATCATGCGCCGTGCGGTGGGCATGGAAAGGTTAAGCCGCGCATCAAATCCGGCCGGATCCAGGTGCAGCATCACACCACGGTTCTGTCCCTGGCCAAGAGCCAGATCCCGCGTGCTGGCGGCAAACTTCTCGTTTAGCCCGGGGCCGGAGCTCCTGCGCATGCCTTCCATAAGCTCCACGGCGCCATGCGCGTTCGTTTCCCGGTACAGGTCCGTGGTGACCTTGTCCGCCGGACGCATGGGGTTGTACTTGGGTATCTCGTGCCGTTCGAGCTCGGTTTGTGCCGAAGGGTCGGCCGCGCTCGCATCCGGCGCGCGCTCGCTGACCGGATTCGATGTGTCGCCGTTGTGCAACCAGTCCTTGAATTCGGCCATGGACATGTCGTTCACGGGTCCGACCTTCCAGCCCTTGTCGAAGTTGGACAGGTACGCAGCTATGGCCTGTTTCTCGCTGTCAAAGCCGATCATGGCTTTGTGCTCGTCGAACTTGCCAGTCTTCTGGTCGATCTGATCGACCACATAGACGCGATCGCTGTCCGGGTTCGGGCCCACGTAGACGTCGACCTGTTCGTTGTCGGCTCCCACGGTGCGTTTCACGTATCCGTAGTGATCGCTCATCGTGTTCGACCAGGCCTTGCCGTCCTCACTCACACCGCTGCGCGTGGATCCGCGCGGGTTCTCGATGCTGATGTCCAGACCCTGCACCGAGACGTGGCCTTTCTTGTAGTTGCCCGCATCCTTCTGGGCATCCGTGGGCTCCGGCGCTTCGTTATTCGGCGATGAGGCTGCTTCTTTGGCTGCCGATTCGACCTTCGCGGCCGTGTCAGCTGGCTTGGCATTCTCCTTGGCCGGTGCCTTGATCTCGGTTTCCGGCACAGCTTTCAGGCCCTGTTCGATATCGTCCGGGTGCTGCTGCATCAGGACGGATTGCGGATCCCTGAGCTGCGCCGGTTTTGTCTCACCGATCGCTTTCAGCGCTATGCGTGCCTGCTCATCGCTGAGCGCCTGCACCTTCGGACGCAGCGCCTCAGCGCGCGCGCTGAGCTCTTGGCTGGCCTGGGACGGGTTTTTCTGTTGTTCCTGGTATCTGGCATGCGCAGCCTGCGCTTTAGGGGAAGGCTGGGCCGGATTGAGCGCCTTCTCAATAGCTGCATGGTCCTTGGCATCGAAGCGCAGGCCTCCGGCCTTGAGCGCGCGGCCCTTCTTCTTGAATCCCGCCTTGCTGAGCGCGGCACGAATCGCCGCCGGGTCGCCGTGCACGACCAGCCCCTTTGGTCCCTTCTGCGTGATCTTGAACGACTGGCCGGCGGACTGAGGCGCGGCATTCTCGGACGACTGCGTCTTGGCTTCCTCGGGCGCCGGCGCCGGTGTCGGCGTTTTCTCCGGAATCGGGGGCTTGGCTACTTCCCGGGCTTTCTCGCCGCCGGCAGAACCAGCTTGGGTTCCTGCACGTCGAGCTTGTTCCCCGCCGACACCACGGCCTGCATCATGGCCCTGTCGAGCTCGGGGCTCGCTTGGTTTGCCTGCCGCGTTGAAGAGGGTTCCTGCCTGCTTCGGGGCGCTTTCTTCGCTCCCATACCGTTTCTCCTGGTCCCTGCGGACCATGTCGATGACATCGGCGGCCGCGAGCTTCGGTGCACCGAACATATCATCATTGCTGGCGTGCTGCTGGTGGCGTTGCACAATCTCTCCGGCATACCGCAAGCCTTCGGCCATGCGCTTGGCCGATCGCGCGTTCGCCGCGAAGAACTCGGCCCAGGCATCGCCTGACGTGTCGCGCCCGACAAGATCGCCCTGCGCGAGCAGCTTCCCGACCTTCTGGCCATTGTTGTGGGCCTGATGGATGACGTTCATCGCCGCAGCGAAGCGCTGCGCGTAATCGCCCATCGGCCCCTTCGGGTCGATTTTCGCCCACGTCGGCGCGGCGATGACCAGTGCGTTGAGTGCGTTCCTGGCATCGGGGTTCGTTTCCTCGGCCTGCGCGGCGATCAGCTTCGGATCCCCGTACGCCTTGGCGAAGATCGCGGCGCGGAGCCGGTCGAAGTACGCCTTGTTGGCCGCGCCGTCGGCCGTGACCAGTTGTCCGCGCTCGGCCGGGCCAAGCGCGTTCAGGAACTTGCGGTGGAAGGTGGCGCTCATGTTGGTGGAGATTCCACCATCGGCTGTCAGCGGCAGGTCGGCCAGGTCTGGGAGCGCGCGCGCATCGGTCTGCGCTTGTTCGGTAGGGGAAAGTCCCAGGCTCGTCGAGGCATTCGATGCCGCACCCATGTCGCCCTGGTTGTGCTTGGCGTCGTACAGACGCACGACCATCGGCCGTTCCTTGGACTGGATCGCGGACGGCGAAATGCCAAGCATTTGCGTATCGTCGATCAGGCCCTGCTTGTAGTCCTTGCCGTTTCCGCGCTTCCACGCGGCCTGGATGCCTGCGGTGCGGCCGTTGTTCAGGGCCTGCAGTGGAGCATTGGCGTAATCGCTGTTGACGGTGCCATCTGCGTGATGGGATGCGGCCACAGTGTTGGCGTCGACGACCGCGTACTGCACCGGAATGGATCGGCCATCAGCCAGCCTCACCTGGTCGGTCTTGCCTCTGTCCTCGGCCGGCACGGCCTCGTCAGGCGTCTTCGACGCTACCATCGGCGCGCCCGAGTTGGCGTCGCGCGAGAACGACAGACGCGTCGGGTCCGGGTTCTTGGCGATTTCCTGCATCTGGACGACGCTGGCTGCCCTCGATCGGTCACGGTTCTGCAGCGTGGCTCCCTCCGGCGCCGCGCTCTGTTCTGTGCCTGCGGCTACCGCCTGTGACTGCTCGGCCTTGGTGGCCGCCGTGGCGGTATCGGGCGAGGACTGCAAATCTGCCTGCATCTCGTCGAAGTTCCGTGTCGCCGGCTCAAGCGGACGGTTTGCTTGCAAGGCCTCCCCCATCATGCGACTTGCCGGGCGACGGGCTTTCTTGATTTCGGATTCGGATACGCCCCATGCCTTGGCCAGCTCGGGCACGTTGATGCGGGTGGACCGATGCGCGCGCCACTGCGCATCGATTTGGTGGGCCAGCTGCCGCACCAGCTGGCCTGGATGCGGAGCATGGGCTTCTCCGGTGTCTTGATCGATCCATGCGGCCGGTAGCGGCTCTACCAGGGCCGGCTTCTCAGCTTTGACTGAATTTGCTGCGGGGCGGGTTGTTTCGCCAGCCTGATTGTCTGGGCCGGCCACCGTGCCCGTCACCTTTGCACCCTCAGCTGCTGTCTTTGAGGCTGCTTCGGCCAGTGGATCGATTTGATTGGCCACATCGCTGATACTGCCCGGTGCGGCGCCAGGGAAGCGTTCAACAACGGGTTCACCGGCATGATCTTGGGTGTGCGAAGTGCGATGCAAAACACCTGCCGGCGCATCGAAGACACCACCACCCAGCGCACCGGCTGCGCCACTTTCGAAGTAATCGCGCCAGGCATCCGGGCCCGTGGTTGGTGCACCGCCGCCCACACGCTCAAGGTACGACTGGGCCACCTCCGTACTGCCCTCACGCGCAGCGCCGCCAAGTGCCTCGCGCGCCACACGTCGCAAGACGCTGCCGCCCTTCGGGCTGGCATGCAGAAAGCGCCCGAGATTGATGGCTTCGGCAGCGGTATCAATGGAGCCCGCAACAATGCCAGCCCCGACTGCCTGCGCGGCCTGGCCGCGCGATATGTCTTGCGGGTTCACACCCTGATCGAGACGATTTTCCACCGCCTGACCCGTTTCCAGCGCTGAATTGAGTCCGGTAGCGCCAAGCACACCGCCCAGCTTTCGAGCCTCGGCGGTTCCGGCATCGCGGATGAGCTTTGCGGCTCCTGCCTCTGCCACATCCTTGCTGACACCCTTGGCCAGTTGATTCTCGACATAGCGTTCGGCAAGTTGCCTGGCCTCATGCAAAAGAGCCTTTTTCCCGACCAGACCCGCAGCTCCGCCAGTGATGGCGCCGGCGACATTCCCCGCCCCTGGCACACCCGACCCAACTGTGCCTCCGATGGCTGCTCCTCCAAGCGCCGTAATAGCTGACTGTAGGGCCTGACCGGAAAGGTTGCCAAGCGTCGATCCGGCCCAGTCACCGAATTTTGCTTTGCCCTTGAACACATCTTCCAGGCTGGGGCCAGCCAATGGCTCGCCTTGCTTTTTCCCGTACCGGTACAGACTCGCGCCGTAGCGGGTGAGCTTGGGGCTATCAATCAGCTGGCCGGCCGCGATACCGGCCGCACCCAGCAATTCCTGGTCCTGTGGAATGGTTTGCTGCAACCCGCGCTTGAAGGATGTCCCGAACCCACTCGAGCGCGACTCATCGACCGATGGTGATGCAGGCGAGCCCGACTCCAGCATCGTGAAACCTTGAGGTGGCGTAGGACGCTTGAGCGTAGGTGGCGACGATGCAGAAGGCTTCGAAGTGCGGGCGCTGGTATCAGTGTTGTCTTGCTGTACGGGATCGAGGACACGAAACCCGGATGGCGGAGCAAGGAGGTCAGTCACAGCGGTATCCATTGTCCATTGACGTTGACGATTCGATGCCCCTGCTTGTCGGCGGCCACGGGCAGGCCCATCAGCTGTGCCGACTGCAGCCTGGCATCGGCAATCGCCATCGGTTTTCCAGACAGCGCTGCATTCTTCACGGCATCATTGGCATACTTGGTGATATTGTCGAGAACCGTCTGCGCTCGCTTTTGCCCCGGCGAGTCCTTGGTGATCCGCAAGCGTACCGGCTTACCATCAGCGCCCAGCGCACGGCGTACGGTGCCATTGGGACCAATCAGGCCCAGAGAGCCATCATCGAGTGTGACTTCCTTGGGTTGGCGTGACAGCAGTGCGCGGCTTTGATTGCCTTCGGCGCGCACCATTTCACGCTGCAGGGCACTCTCATCCGAAGCACTCTGGCGCGCACTGGCAGACGTATCGGCAGCATGTTGACGGGCCGATGCAGCCTGGTTTCGTGCGAGCTGCGCCAGCCCTTTTTCAGCCGACCGGCGCTGGCGTACGGTTCCTGCGTCCATTTCCACGCCAAGGTTGTGCGCTGCCGTTCCCAGTGGAGATCTCCAATCCTGGTTGGCTATCGACACGGCATCGGACTGATCCAGCTTGCGTTGCCAGGCCGGGCTGGTGTTGTCGAACATCGGTCCCTGTCTTGCGCGAAGGATGCGATCGGCCATGTCGCTGCTTGACTGCGTGCCTCCATATACGTCGCTGGCCAGCGGCCGCATCAGGTTGGAAGCCGGAGCCACATTCAACTGCTTCGCGGCATCGGCAATGTCTTGCTGTGTAAGGGTGCGCTTGATGCCGGCACTTCCATCGCTGAACACAGCCACCGGTGTACCGTCGGCATTGGTTTGCTGCACGGGTGCAAGGTTTCGGTGCAGATATGTATCGGTTTGTTTGCTGATATCACCGGCCAATTTTTGGTACGCCGGGCTGCCGACTACCTTGGATGGGTCGACCGTTTGGGGTGGGGATGCATTCGTATCCTGACCCGGGTGCACCACCATGGCCGTCGGTGGCGGCGTGCCTGTGGCTTGTGGGGCCTGTTCTGGTTTGAGGACACCGGCATTTTCCAGATCAGACGTTGTGGGATTGAAGGTGGGAAACACGACACGCCCATTGACGTCGAGCGTGGGTTTGCCTTGTGCCCACCCCTGTACCCGGTGCGATAGGTTGAGAAAATCGCGCGCTCCCTGCATGGGTTCGCCATAACGTGCGCGGATGTTGGCCTTGACCGCGGCCATATCGTCCTTTGGCAGACCCACGGTACCCATGTTCGGGTCGGTGTTGACTTGCCGTGGCGCGGGCGCCGGTGCAGGACGGGTCAGCTTGGATGCCTCGCGCATCTTTTTCGGATCGCTGCGCGTGTCATCGGGAAGTACCAGTGCCATCTGCGTTCTCCGTTACACCAGGGGTGTCGTGTCATCGAGCGAGCCGGAATAGCTGAAACTTGTGCCGCACGAGGACGACTCGCTGCGTCCCGAGTGCACGCCGGCAGAGAAGTTCACGGCGCTCATGCTCGAAGCGGCCAGCTGCGTGGAGGTCTGGGCGATACCTTGCAGTTTGGCCACGATGACCCGGCCCAGTTCCACGACTTGATTGATCGCCAGCTCGGTATTTTTCAGCTGCGTGTCCACCCGCGCGCGCTCGGCTTCCAGGCCAACACTCACCTTGCGCAGGTTGGCATCACTGGCAATACCCTGAACCCGGGCTGAGGTCTCATACACACCGAGCCGGGTGCGGTAGATGTCGGCCGTCGCCGTCAGACGCGTTTTCTCTGCTTCAAGGTCTGCCAGCAGCTTGTCGCGCTGTGTTTGCCAGCTATCCAGGCGCAGCTTGTTCTGATCGATCTCCAGCTGCGATCGCCGCACTTTCTGATCCTGGGCATTCCCCCATGCCTGAATGCGCGTGGCGTAGCCCTGCTCGACCAGCCCGTACAGCTGGGCACGGGTGTTGTTGCTCTCCAGCTTGCTGCGGAAGGCATCCCATTCGGTTTTGTAGGCGTTGACACGCTCGGCATAGGCTTCGATCCGGGAGCGCTGGAGCTGGATCTGGGAATTGTTCTGCTCAATCACCGCACTGGCGGCCTGAACGTCCGCCTTGTACATGTCAATCAGCGACTGGACGCCGGCCAACTGGGCATTGTAGACACGCACCTTCTGTTCATTGAGCGTCCCTTTCAGACGTTCACCTTCCAGTTGCGCGCGGTATTTCTCCAGTTCAAGCAATTTCCCCTGCAGCTGCTCACGCCATACCTGTGCCTCGGTCTGGTAGGCCTGCAGGTCCAGGGTCGCCAGGGAAACGCGTGCATCAAAGATCCGGATGCGCACATCCTGTACCGCCTGCGCTGTGGCCAGGCTGACACGCATGAACTCGGCGTGGTCTTCCATCATCCTTGACTCAAGCGCCACACCTTCGGTAACCGCAAACCGAAGGTTCTCGATCGCAATCTGCTGGTCCTGGATATGGATGTCACGCGACAGTTTGTTGCGCTCGTTCTGGCTGTTCTGGCGCACCATGCTCAAGCGCTTGTTCAGGAGCCCACTTGGCTCGGAGAATCCGCGCGCCGCGTACTCGTCGACCGCCTGTTGGGTGGCACGCTCTTCTTCGGCATCGACCGCCGAAAAAGCACGGTCGCGCAGAGCCTGCGCAACATTCGCCGGCAAGCCTGTACCCCCATCGAGCATGCTACCAACTCGCGTTTTCACGCGGTTGAGCAGGTCGGAGGTGTACTTCTCCGGCGTGAAAGCGAAGGTCTCAAGCGGTGCCTCAATGCTTGATATATCCGGCTTTTTCGCCGTGAAGGGTTCGAATGTGATGGTTGGAAGGGTTGGAAGATTGAGGCTGTCCAACACCGGGACATCCGGCAGTACCAGTGTAGGTCGAACCGACGTGGGTACAGGCGCCAAAGCCACCGTGTCCGAAGGTGGCTGCGCGCTCAATGGCGCCGGCTCAGTGTAGTTCCTCAGCGCCGGCAACGGATTGACCGGAGCTGTTGGGACCGGGTCAAACGCAAAGGGTGTCAGGGCGATGGAAGGGGCATCGGGCAGTGTGCCAGGATCCCTGAATGTCAGGTCTTTGGGCTCAGCCGGAGCTGGCGGCAGTTTGATCGAGAACAGGTCCTCATTGAAATTGAACCCGACATTGAACTTCACAGGTGTAATTTGAAATCCATCCAGGCTGGATATTTCATCTCGTGCCAGCTTGTAGGCTTCGGTGGCGAACTGGGTGTATTTGTCATACGCCAGAGCGACCATATTCACGGCCGGGTCGCCCAGTTGGATCGCACACCCTGTTTGCGTGATGTTCGGTGCCATTACTTGATTCTCCGATCCTTGACGAGCGGCAACCACCGGAAGCCGTCCAGGCTGAAATCAGCCCCGGCAACGTTGGCTATTTCAAAGCCCCAGTACGCGCTTCGCAGACCGCGCCCGATCTTCGCCCTGCCATACGTAATTTCCTGCGCCGGCCGAGATTCGAGCGCATACCAATGTTCCTCGAGGTCACCGGCATCATTGGTGACAATGACCTTGAGCAGCATGCCGCCATCAGCGCGATAGCCCAGATACATCGATTCGGCGCCCTTGAGCGCGCTGGTGCCATAGTCTTCAAGGCCGAGACGGACCCGCGCCTCAATGGGTACACCGGCGTCATCTGGGCCTTCGAGCAGGTAGATGCCGGTATCGCTGCATCCAAAATACCGGTCACCGAACCGCGCGAACGAATTGAACGGGAAGTTGGTGTAGCTGGTGAATGCCTGCGTTTCGGCATGCAGCACCCAAGCCGTGTGCACGCCGTCGGGGAGGTGGAAGGTAGCCAGCACGCCCAGACCATCACGTATCAACGTGAACAGGTCGGCACGGGTGAGCGGTCCGTCATGCAAGCCCATGGTGTCATCGACCAGGGCCGTGAAGGTGGCTCTGCCGTACGGAACCGCATGCGCGCCGAGAGTATCCATCAGGGCCTGATAGCCCGTCAGGTGATTGGCATCGGATGCCTTCACTCCCAGCTTGGCCAGCACCGTGGCTGGCCAGACAAACCCGGTCTGGTCGGCCAGTCCAAGCGCTGACACCAGTGCATTGCGCGCATCAAGCAGGGATCCTGGCCCTGCCAGCAGGCCCAGGACATCACGCACTTCAAGTAACAACGAGCCCCAGGCACTGGGTGTGCCTTTGACGCCGATCTTTTCGGACATCAGCAGGCGCAGCACGATCCCGACAACATCGGCAAAACCGAGTTTTTCCGCGGCGTGCTGAAGACCATCGAGCAGTGTGGTCGGCGGCGTTGACACCAGACCGAGTACCGCTTTGCGCAGCATGACCCAGTCCGGCTGCGCCAACCCGGTCAGCCCAAGTCCTTGCACATACCTGGTCCCGACGGCGCCCACTGCGCGGATCTGAAGAAAGCCAGGCGATTGCACCGCATACAGCAGGTTGTCGATGGGCCCGGAGGCAAAAGCAAAGCCTGATAGCGGCGGGAGTATTCCCCGAGCCCAGGAGCGCGGTACGTCATGTCCAATGCCCAGCAGGGACGGCAATTTTCCGCTGGCTGCACCCGATCCAATCGAATAGCTGAACCCCGATGATTGCAGGAGCGGCAACGCACCCGAGCCGATGCTGGCGGGTGGCGTGATGGTCGTTTGATAGGCCAGCCCGGCCAGGATCGGCAATTGCCCGTACATGACGGACTGGCTTCCGGTCCATGCCCGCGCCCGCAACGGTGGCAGTGCCCCGTTACCATGCGAGAGGATCCCGGCACGACCGCGCAGCATGGGCAGCTGCCCAAGTCCTGACGCGCTGCCAAGTACACCGCCCAGACCACGAATCTGCGGCAGCTGCCCTCTTCCCGCGGCGCCGGAACGACCCGACCCAGCAAAAACGGGCAGCTTTCCGATACCCACGGCCGACTGTGGTGCATCCATGCCGCGCCCACGAAGTACCGGTAGCGCCGCTGATCCCGAGGCTGATCGGTAATTGGTGAATTGGATGGATGCCATGGTCAGGCCGCGCTCGGTACGCTGTCACCGGCGGCATACAGACAGCTGCCGGCAAATACCACGCCACTGTGCAGCGCGGGTCGGGTGGCCATCAGCTGACCCTGCAGCCAATACTGCACCTGCGTACCGAGCCGGCGCACCTCAAGCAACTGGCCTACGCCGTAGGACACCGGTGAGCCGACCAACACGCCTTTCTCGAGCTGTTGGGCATACCCCATATCTGCTTGCGAATAGACGTACCAGCCGTGCAGGATGGTGCTAGGAAACAGTGGCTGTGCTCGATTCGCGCGCAGGCCCACGATGATCCCGACGGGCAAGGTATCCAGACTCCAAGCCAGTCGCACGTCACCCGGCAATTCAATGATGCTGTCGGCACCGGCCGTCCATCCGATATCTGGATCCACCTGGGTGTGAGGCGCAATGTAGGGAGTAGCAGGATACTGCGGACAGACATAGCACCCCGCGCTGTCGAAATAGCACCCACGGCTCATCCGAAGCACACCGTTTTATAACGCAAAATCGTGTACACGAAGGTGCCTCCTGGGGTGTAGCTGCTTGGCGTACCCGATCCAAGGTTGGATGATGCACTCGTGCTGGCCACAAACTGCCAGCCGTAAACAGGAACCTGATGGCAACCTGCAGCGCCTCCCGAACTGGCCGGCGCACCGCTTACAGGGGGCTGCGGGCACGTGCGGCTGTAGGCTTGCGCCGGCTGGGCAGGTTGCCCTGGTATCTGCCGGACTACCGGCAGCTTGATCAGGCTCATTACTGCTGCATGTACAGCTGGAAGCTGTCGATCGGCTGCACGTTGGCCGCCACCAGGCTGACACTGGACAGCTGCAGGTCGTAGGAAGCATCCAGACCAATGGTGCCCTGCACCCGATAATCACCGGCCACCGCTGCTGCAGATCCGTTATCGGTGCCGACGCAGTACCGGTAGAAGACAGCCGTCCCTGATGTGCCGATCGTGCCCGACCAGGTTTCCGTGCCCGTTTTCTTGATCACGCCATTGGCTACCGCGCCATCGAAAGTTAGGCCCGTCGATGTGCCGTTGTTGGTAATGGTCACCAGAAGCGTGCTGCTTGGATCGATAGCCGCATCGGCCGAGGCCGGTGTGGGTCCGGAGTAGATGTAAATCTTTCCGGTATCGAGCAATGATTTCAGGCTGCCGGTGGCCAGCATCGCGTTCAGAAGTTCGGTGGACAATTTCAGCATGTCACTATCCTCATAGCGTCAGATCCCTACTGGAGGCAGGGTGTAGAGAAAACTGTCAATCTGCAGGATGTCTCCTGCATTGAATGTGGTCTTGGTCAGCGTCAGGTCAGAGGGTGATGCGGTCGATCCGACATCGCCGTCAATCCGCGCCGCAGTGATCGAATCAAGCCCATCGTCCACAGGCCCTACAAGGCGCCACCACAGCACCTGCCCGGGCTTGTTGGCGAAAAGATTCCATACCTCATTGAGTGGTTTGACCACGTACGTGTCGGCCAGCACGAAACGCAATCCAGGACTGGCAAGACCGACAGTGTTGATCCTGGCCATCGGTGCCGCAGGCTCCCCCATGTCGGAACTAGCCGGCCTGGGGCCACTGAACAGACGGATTTCTCCACCATCGAAAAGATCGGCGAAACTTTTCGTCCCGAGAATCGATCGCTTGTATCCGGATGAAACGATGAGCATGCTGTGTCCTCAGCAGTAGCACTGAATGCCGGAAATCAAATCAACACCCTGCAACTGCAGGGGCGTGCCGCTGGGCGTGCTGCCGTCGTAGCTGAGCGTCAGCTCGATGCTTCCGCCTGTCATGTCGACCCAGCCGGTACCTGTGCTGAATGCCGAGTCAAAATCCACTGGTTGCAGCAGGTATATCCAAGGATCTGCAGTTTCATCGACACTGCCGCCACCGCTCGGGTAGGTCAGGCCGGTGTTGGCGTCTTTCAGTACGGCACCGCCCGCGTCGCGCAGGGTGACATGTGTGATATCGAATGGAATGCTGTAGACCGACCCCGATACATTGATCACTTCGGAGCTTACCCAGGACGGCACCGGCGAAGGCTTGGTAATGCGTAGCCGTGCTATTCCGCTGTGCGGCCCGAGACCACAGAAACTGCAGGCGTTGGCAGCCGGTGTACGCAAGATCGCATCAGCCGGCAAAGACACCACGATGGCCGGCTGACCCGGGCCGATCGAAGCCACCACATCCACCGATCCCACATAATGGTCGCCATTGGCATCCAGGTCAGAGCTCGTGGGGTATGCCACCGTTCGGGTTGGATTGGCCGGGTCTCCCAGTGCCAGCAGATTGAGTGCTGGCGCCAGCACCGGCAGTGTACAGTCCTCACGGCAGCGCACCAGATCGGTCCAGAAACAGTTTCCGCTCATACCGCTACCGCCTCAGCCAGCCAGTCTGCATGCAGTTTGGGGAGCGATGCATCTGACCACCATTTACCGCCGACCACGGGCCGCCCTTCCTGCGTTGTGATGGCCGTCGACCCTGCATTGATTGCTGCGATGTAGTCATTGGGTCCAGGCATGCATTTTCCGGTGTTGTAGCCGGTTCCGGCTGCATAGCGACCGACCTGGTAGCCATAGATGACGGCTCCGAATCGCTCGGCATAGAAGGGTTGTACAAACTGATCCATGACCACAGGAAACTGGGCCAGGATGTCTGAGCCTTGAGGTGTCGCCACGGCTGGCGGTGCCGTGTACGTGCACATGTAGTAGAAATGCCACACATCGTTGTATGGATGCGGCCAGGCCGATTCATCAATGAGCGCGCCCTTGCGATACACTCGTACCCGATGGGATGCCTCACCCGTGCTGAGAAGGCATCCAGGTCGCGCAGCAGAGAATGTGAAAGGTGCGCGCCATGGGGCGCCAGGGTAGCTCCCGAATTGATACATCTGGGCGTAATCGATCGCGCGCACGTTGCGGGCGCCACTGACGACAAAGGTCGCGGACGACACATCCAGCACCTGAACCCCAGCTGCCTTGAAATCGAGCTCCGGAACGGCATTGTCGGTGTAGTAAAGCGCCAGCTCTTCCAGATCGCGTTCGAACTGCGCACCCATCCCGCCGATGCCGACGTATTGATAGGCCATGCCGTCGTAGAGGTACTGCCACGTGTCGGCATAGCCCGGTTGCTGGCCGATACGCACATTGGCCACGGCAAAGGCCGCATAGGCAATGCGTATCGAACCATGGGCGTTGTAGTCAGCAGCCAGAGGCACCAGACCGTTGTGCACGACCGGCACACCCGCTGGAAAACCCGAAGGGTGATGGGCAAGCTGCTCATCGGAATACACGACCGCGCTCGAATACCCCAGCGCTGTGGCCTGCACCGTGACGGTCACAGCGGCATCGATGAACACCTCCAGCGCGCGTACATCACCGGCCAGGTTGTCATTGGTGCACCAGGTCCAAAAGCCGTTGCCTGCGGCCTGTGCGCTCGCATAGCGAGAGGCCATGGCATCAGCGACTGCCTGCGCATCAGCATAATCGCGCAATGCACAGGCCTTGGAGCCATCTGGTGCGAATGACCACAGACTCAGGTAATGAATGCCTGGCACAGAGATCGTCCCGGCATCCTTCCACACCGTAACCGGTTGCTCGGCATGCAGCCGCAGCTTCGGTTTGTTCTTGAAATCTGCGTACCAGACATGCGCTACGGCCGTCAGCCCCTGGGTTGCTGACGTCAAACCGACATTGTCTGAAGGTTGATGGGCAAGAACGATCAGCCGATCGCGATCTGGTAGTACCTGAATCCCGGCGCCCAGCACCAGGCCATCCGGTACCGTGCCCAGCAACCGGCCCCGGCAATACACATGTGGACCCAGCGCCGGCCGTGTGCCGTAGGTGCCCGTGGCAAACCGGACGTAGAACTCACCATTGCTGTCGTACAGGCTGAGCGGCGCGTACACCGTATGGTTGTGGTAGGTGATCGGCCAGGTCAGGAACCCGATGTTCTGGCTCGGCGGCCCGTCCCAGCTGATCGGCGGCAGGCCGCCGTCCGCCGATTGAAACGTGCGCCGGCCCGCCAGTATCCAGTCCTCGCGCGGCTCGATGGTGAGCGTCGTACGGGCCTCATGCGAACCAACATCGGCAAAAAGTGGCGTCTTGCCTGCCGTGATCTGGAGCTCGGCGCTATGTTGTGTGGTCCAGGCATTCATCACCCAGGTCACCGAACCGCCTACCGCTACCAATTCCGTGTACGGCCCGGATGCGCTGTACCCGTTCCCGTCCTTGGAACGGCGCTCGACGGCCGTGGTGTAACCTCTCGGGAAGCTGGTCTGGCGCGCGCCAAATTGGGCAAGCAAAATGGCCAGTTCCTGCGCGGGCCTGTAATACCCCCGCGGCATCAAATAGGCGCCATCAAGCCCGGATGCAATCCGATAGGCATTGACCTGCGCAAATACCGTGCGTCTGGCGCCGATGTTGTCGGCTTCGCTGCGCGGTCGAAAGTCAACGAATTCGGGCCGGTATCCTCCCCACGTGGGCCCCGTAGGCCGAGCATCATGCCTCGGACTGAGAAATGGCCGCGGTCCAAGATTGCTGTAGAACATAGGCGCAACCGTGGCATCTTCCGGGGGATAGCCGGCCGCGCGATCGGGCGTCATCAAGGCCTGGTTCCAGGCACCGCCGGGCGTCCACCGCGTCGGGTCGAGTCCAGGCCGAAGGTTTCCGGCGCTGTACGGGTTGGTGCCCACCGGCACGATCGGCAGTCCTCGGCCGTGCGTGGCCGATACATCTGCCGGTCGCACGACGAAGCCGCGTGGCGCCCAAATCGCCGCTCTGCCTGTGTGTACCCAGTCGCGCGCGGCTTCCCGGTCCACCTCTACAATGGGTGTCGTCCCGTCGTATCGCGCGATGATGACCGTGCCATCGGGCAATGTGCGTTGCATGCGTCCCTGTCGATTGCCGCTCAGTTCCAGTTGCCGCATCAGCGTGCCGAGCAGCTTGCGTGCCGTATCGGCATGCAGATCGGCCATTTCCTGCGTGGTCTGCGCCGACCGGCGCCGGCGCATCCATCCCGTGAACCGCATCGATCAGGGCACGTCCTGGGCTGTGATGTCGTACTCGACGTTGAGCTTGTCACCGATCTGGAGATTTGACCGCGCGGCCGCGTCTTTCGAACAGCACAAAAGGACGCCGGTCGTGGCGTTCTTCGCCGACGCGGTCAGCATGGCAAATCCCCAGACGGTGCTGTTGATCACCGAAATGGTAAATGTGGCCGGGGTTGCCGCATTGGCTGCCGTTTTGGTGGCAATGGCATCCGGTGTCCATGCCGGTCGTGTGGTTTCGCTGTAGTCGACGAACTCGGTCTGTGTGGCATCGAAGTTGGCCGCGGTCAGCGCCGTACCGTCCGGCACCACGTTGCCTGCGAATGGCGCGATGTAGAAAGCGGTGCGCTGGGCGCCCTGGGCCAGATACACCTTGAGGATGTCGATCAGGCCCTGATCGACCAGAACGTTTGGTGAAATGCGTGCATCTTCACCATTGAGTGAGGACTTGAAGGCACCCCCCACGAACGCGCCTGCGGCGGGCAGCAGGATCCTGCCATCGCCAGACGGTTCATATCGGTGAGTGCGCAGCGCGCGCGCCAGATCATTGCGAAGTGATGGGTTCAACATGATGTCGGGCTCCTACCATTTGCCGATTGGGCACGCGGCCCGTTGGAAACGTGTCTTGGACAGCACGGGGCAACCGCACTTGCCGCACAGTTCCAAAGACGTGATGGGCTGAATCCGCTTGTGCGGACACTCCCTGCAGATCCCGAGGCGTTTTTCACGCACGTCCGGGGTGACCTTCTCAAGAAGATTTTTCATTGGTCGTGCCTGATGACGGTGACTTTGGCTACATCTTGAATCGCCAGGCCTCGCGCCTGGCCGCCGCCGGCGAGCGTGGTTACCACCTGATGCAGGCCATCGTGCTGGCGGAACATAGATGCACCGGTTGTTGCGGTGGGCGCCACCGTCTGCTTTTCCCGTAGCGGAAGAACGCCGCCCCCGGGGACGCCGATAACCCCGATGCCGTTGCTGGCCATCCAGTAGGCCACTTCCTCGGCATCCTGCATGCCGAAAACACTCCCGGGCATGCGCGCCAAAGTGCCTGGCACAGCGCCATACGGGTAGACAATGCGAGGCGAGAACTGGGATGGATCCCCGGATAGGAAGTAGGTGCGATTCCCACTGGCGACAAACAGGCCCGCACCGGCTGTTCCCTGGCCCACTGAGGCCAGAAGGTCGCCAGACCCTGACAGGCGCAAACGGCTGTCGCGCGGATGGTGCAACCCGTAGCGGAGCGGCTCGGACCATACCAGCGTGCCATCGGCCTGCAGCACGAACAGGCGGCCGGTGTGCAGGCAGATGTAGCGGCCGGGCGGCATCGGCTCCAGGAACTGGGTGTCGAGCGGGCGGCCATGCCGGCCACCGCCGATATAGGCTGTCTGCAGGCCCACCGGGACGTCGATCGAGCGCTTCAACGTCTCGCCGTCCGCAGGCGACAGGTAGACCCGAACCCCGGTCACGTCCGTTGATGCCGGCTGCGGGATCTTGGCCAGCGTGATGCCGCCGCCGTTCGGCAGATCGATCGTCGCGGCCAGGCCGGTGCCCGATTCTTCGCCGGTGGCCAGCGTGTATGTGATGGCCACCTGGTAGGTGCCCTGCGCCAGCGAACCATCCGCGGCGACCAGCTGCGGCTGGCCGGCGGGGTTCGGGCAGCCCCATGGCGCCGGCGTACCATCCACCAGCACCGCGCCCTTGCGCACGCCATTGGACCAGAAAATGCGATCCCCGATGATCTCGTAACTGACACGCTTGCGCGGCTCCAGGCCGGCCTGCACGTCGAACACGCTGCCATCGGGATCGAGCGCGCGCAACGTACCGTTCTCCACGAACAGCGCGAAGGACATGGACGGTGCCTTCCAGAGCGAATGCATGCGCGTGCCGGCGTGCTGCAGGGTGTATCCCTTGCGACGGTGCGGCTTCCCCGCGCCGGTGGCCAGATCCACGTTCTCTGCCTGCAGCAGCGCTGCTTGCGCGTTCCCGTTGTCGTTGATGGTAAGTTCGTGCGGCTGGTGCTGGTTGTCGATGCCCGCTGGCCATCCGGATCGACGGCGCAGATTCTTTTCAGATATACCGGCCACCGTACTATCCTCTGCCCTGGCGAACGTTTTGGCCTGAGTTCTTGGGTCGATGGTGATCGATCAAGGCCTTGGTATCGCGTCCGATGGGTATTGCTCTGGGCTTGATGTTGGGTATTGATACCTTCGTGTGCACGCGGTCTCTGGTGACCACATTCACTTTCATCACACCGTATCCGCAGGCAGAAAAGCTACCTTTCCGGACACCACCGGAATTGCATACTTGGTAACCGGATTGACCAGCACCAAGCTCCAGCGCAACTTGGTCTTGATGTTGGTGGGACTGCCTTTCCAGGTATCTGCACCCGCCACGGACAACAGGATGGTGCCGTTGGACGGCACTGGAACGCTGAATCCCTCCACAACCGGCCATACCGGACTCACGGCATAGAAGCCGGTGCTGGTGATTTCGAAAATGGGGTCGGAGATAGGTGTGCCAGATACAGCATCAACAAGCGGTGCACTCTCGCGAAGCTGGGCTCGAACGGCATACCCCGTGAGATCCACGGGGAGATTGGCGTCATCGAGGATCTGCAGTGATTCTTCCCACGTCACGCCAAGCGGGACAGCCGGGCTGTAGTTTCCGAATTGTCTGGCCATCAGTACATGTGTGCCCTGCGCACGCGCGGTGGGCTGTCGGCCCAGCGCGCCATGTCGTGGAAGGTGGGCCGCGATCCGAATCGTGATTCGAAGATCGCCAGCTGCGTCTCGGCCTTAGCCGTGTCGTAGGTTTCTGAACCCTGCTTCAGATAGGCCTCATAACAGGCCCAGTGCTTGAGGTCTTCAGCATTGGAAAGGTGGATTATCGGCTCGTCCTGAGAGGTTTCCATTTCTTCGAGCTCGACAGGCACACGCCAGCATCGAAGCCGCAGTTCGTAGGCCACATCCGGCACCGGATGAAGCCGGATGCTCTTTTGCGCCAGATCCATAATCATGTATTCAGGCGTGGCTGGCGTCTGGTTCCCGTTGTCCCAGGCATCATTGATCTTGTCCATCGATGCCGCGGTCACCGCATGCAGCTTTTTGTCCTGCCCGGTGAGCATGCCCGAGCCTGGCACCAGGATGCTCGCATCCAGAGAGATGGATGCCACACCGGCCTGCAGAGGGAGAAGACAGCGTTTTGGATCGCTGACGGCATCCACCTTCAGCATTCGGCCCCGAATGCAGACTTCGCGAACGGCATTATTCATCCATCGCGTCAGCTCATCGTCGCCCCACAAGTAGGGCTGAACCGTATCGTCAAGCGTGCTGCGCGTGGCGGACAGAAGTTCTGCGAGGATCATGAATGATCAACCCTGTCCGGCCACCTTGGCGTGCTCGATGACCGTGGCCAGATGATCGGAAACCCCTTTGCGCGGGCTATCCTTGGTCTGCTCCAGGGCATGGGCACACTTGACCACTTCGATGCTGCTGACCGCGCGAAGCAAGCCCTTGATTTCCTCGGCGGTTCCCGAAATAAGTGATTCGGCTTCATCACGCACTTCCTGCGCAAAACTGGCCAGGCCCAGACTGTCATCGTCTTCGTCTTCGTCTTGATCATTCGGCAGCGGTGGCGGATTGCGCTGCAACTTTGCGCCCGCGGGGTAGAAGTGTCCGGTCTCGATCAGCCCCTTGGCATCCTTGTCCGGTACTTCACTGACAAATTCGCCATTTTTGTCACGCTTGAAGACGTAGCGCGATCCGAAGTAATCGACGTTGCGCACATCAACATTCTTTGGCTTGATCGCACTTACAAGTTTCATCTTTGATTTCCCGTGACGGTAATGAAAACCCCCGGCATCACGCCGGGGGTTGGGTCGATCCTATGGTCTGCTTACCTCGACCATGGATCAGTCGACAGCGTGATCCCAGGCACGCACGGCCAGGTCCAGCTGCACCTTGCCGGCGGCAGCCTGTGTGGCCAGCGCGGCGGTCAAGGTCAGATAGATCGGCACTTCCACGTCGGGATCGCCGATGGCCACATCCGGAAGCGAACCCACGTTGCGGGTAACGGCCGTCCCTGCTGTCAGGCCGGTGGCCAGTGCGGTTGGCGTGACCAACGTGCCGACGTTGTAGGTGCCGGTTGGGGTGGCATTGGAATCCAGCACCGGGAAACTCAACCGCGTCAGGTGTGGGATGAGCTTGCTGCCTGCCGGCACTACGCCGACCTGGATCACATCACCGTTCAGGTACGCCGGCGCGCCAGACAAATCGATAGATTGACGATCGACGTACACGGCACCGGAAGTCTCCGGGGTGACCCGTGGCTTCTGCTTGGCATTGTCGTACTGCATGAGAAGGTACCTCTTGGAAGATGGAACTGCACTGAATGGCAAATGCCCTGCCGGCTCATGCCGGCAGGGTCAGTTCACCGGTCTGATGTATCAGTTCGGATCGAGCGCGTACGTGTCGACCGAATAGGCGCCGAAGCGCGCGCCCTTGAACCACGCGGCCTTGGTGCCCTTGATCGTGGACGACGTGATTACCACCTGGTTGCCGCGATCCTCGGTCTCCTCGAACCAGTCGAAACGAAGACCCTGGCCGGGTGAACCATAGGCGTTGAGCAGCGCCTGCCGGCCCATGAATGCGGCGCGTGCGGCAGGCTGCAGCGAATCGACGCCGGCATCGTTGAACCGGATGATCGCCTGGTGGCTATGCAACACCACGCCGCGGTACTCGCCCATGGAGCCGGTATAGATCGGGTTGGATTTGCCGCGTTGGCTGGCAATCTTCTGGATGTCCAGCCACTGACCCGTCGTCGTGTTCGTACGCAGGGCATGCTCCTGGAACGGATGCATGCACATCACGTACTTGTTCTCGCCGTTGATGCGAATCGGCCGGATACGGATCTTGCCCGATGCGCCACCACCACTGGTCTGGGCCTTGGTCACACAGCGATCGACGACACGCAGATCCATGGCGTCATCGGCACCGATGTTGTTGAAGGCCGTGGCATTGCCGCCGTACACGATATGACCGGTGTCGGGAGCCTGGAGCGGGTTGCCCGCATATCCGGTATATCCGGGATCCTCGATGAAGTCATCGTTGATGCCGCGGGCGCCTGCCAGGTAGATCATCTGGCATTCGTCGTCCCAGCGCGCCCACCATTCGGCCATGCGTGCCCGGGCCACGGTGCGCAGGTTGTGCAGGGTGCGCTTGCGCGACATCCGGCCACCGGCATTGACGCCACAGCGGATCTGGTCGACGTTGACCTTGTCCGTGAACGGCTGCAATGCCTCTTCCTTGCCGCGCAGCACGGCATCGCCGTACGTCGGCTTCTGGGTCAACTGACCGAACAGCGTGACGGTGATGGAGTCACCGGCTTCGGATTCGAGTTCGGTCAGCACCTGGATCGGTGTCGGCGCATCGACTGCCTTGCTCGAGAAACGTGCGCCGAAGTAACTTTCGCGCGCCATGTCCACAAACAGGGCGGCCGACCAGCGCTTGACTGCGACTGGATCATTGATACCCACAATCGTCTGCATGAGTCTTTCCTCTTGATTTTCAGGGGTTCGGCACTCATGCGCCTGATGATGGAACGCGGGTGCTCATGCGCCCGCGGGTTCGGCCAGGTCAGGCCGTGATTGGTGTGCGCTGCAGGACTGGTCGCCCGGCGTGCGGCTTCTCGCTTCTTTCCGTCGGATAAACGCGCGACAGGGCCTTGCTCGAAGGGATCTTCGCACCTGCCTTGTACGCCTGAATATCCTCGTTACTGTCAATGCTGATCCGCGCCCGCTTCCCGGATTTTTCCTCGAGCTTGATCACCGAGTCTCCGATCCGGACGGCATCGCCCGGGGCAAGATCAAGCTTCAACGCCATCGGTTACTGGCCTCGGATATCCGAGCCCGGGCTGCTCGACAGATACCGCTCGCGCTCGGATTCGCTCATGTTGGCCATGGCATCTTCCAGGTCGCTGATGTCGGCATTGTCGAGTTGGGAATAGGTCGCGTTGCCGCGGGAATCCACGTCGGCAGCGGCGGGCGCGCGTTCCAGGTCGGGTGTTTTCTCACTCTTGTCCTGCCGCTTGCTGACCGCCTCAGTGATTTTGCGCGAATCCTCATGCTTGCGCGCTGGCGCCGGTGACTGTCCGGCACCTGGCTGTTGGTAGTTGAGGGCCTCGAAAGCCGTCTCTTCGGCGCGCCTGATCAGGGCAGCGGGAGTCAACGTGCCATTGGTCTGCTGATCAATGAGCGCGATGGCGTTCTGCATGGCCTGCGCACGGATGGGATTGGCCATGAAATGCTGGTTCTTGGATTCCCACTGCTTGGCTTCGGCCTCGAAATTGCTCTGTGCCTCTGCCGCTTGTTCGCTCTGAGCACTCTCCCACGCCTCATGCCTCGCCACGTAGCGGGATTCTTCGCGGTTGAGCTCGCGCAGCTGCTGCTGATACTCGAACGTGTCAAGATCGCCGTTATCGTACTTTTCAGCCAGCGACTTGAATTCGGCATCGAAATCCTTTGGTGCAGTGGGTTCGGGCTCCGCCGCGCGCGCGGTTCTCGTCTCATCGGCAGCATCGGCATCATCACCCGCGGGTTTGCCCTGGTCCTGGTCCTCGTCACCGGCATCGGGTTTGCCAGACGAGTCATCACCTGCTGTATCCGCACCATCGTCCCCGCCATCCTGCGCGCCGCTCGCGTCCGCATTGGCGTCCTTTTCGGTCTCCGACCCATCGGCATCGTCCGCGTGGCCTGCTTCGGCCTCACCCTTGTCGTCCTGATCAATCTCGCCGGCCAGTCTGGATTCTTCTTCCAAAGGCTCCAAGCCATTGTTGACGTCGTCTTCGATGTCGTTTTCGTCGCGGTTGTTTTCGGTGCTCATGGTGTCTCCGACATGTCCGGTAGTTGCGGTTTGTGGGCATCCGTGGTCTGCACGGCCGGCCCGTGGAATAGCCGATCAGCGGCTGGTGCGAGTGGTAGAACACGTGAAAGGATCGATGCGGTATCAATGGCGTCACGTTTGCCAGCGACCGTGATCTGCCGTGCACGTGCAGCCGCTTCTCCGGCGCGTGCCATCTTGAGATTGACCTCGGCATTGAGGCTGGCATCTTGCAGGCCCTGCTGGCGCGCCGCTTCTTTTGCCTTCTGCTCTTCAGCTTGCTTCACTTCGGGCGAATTTTCCTTGCCCAGTGCCACCTGACCATTGATCTTGCGTATGCGCGCCGCCAGCTCGTTCTTGTTCGGCAGGTCCGTGATGTCGATGGCGATATCCAGAAGCTGGACAGCCACATCGCCTGGCAGGCGCCCAATCAACTCGAACAGAGATTCGGCCAGGGCCATGCGGATGGTCTCGCGATAGTCCATCTGGTCGACGATGAAATCGGCCTGCTGCCGGGCGATGTCGTTTTCAAACACGACCTCCCCTGTTACCGGATCCAGCTTGGGCTGGTTGATCTTGATCCATTCCAGGCCGCCATCAGGCCCAGAGATGCGGATGACCTGGGGGAGCGTCATGAATTGCTCCGTCAGGCTGACGGTCTTCTGCCCACTGATCTGGATGGATTGGCGGTAATTGTCGAAAAGCGCGGCCGTGGTCACGGCGCCCTGCTGTTGCTTGGCCAAGATCGCGCGCCCGGATTGGTCGCCTACACTCTGGCCCGTGTTCTCGCGCGTTACCCCACTGGCTTCGAAGATGTTGTTCTTGGCCTCGGCCAACATCTCCATCTGGCCATTGGCCTTGGCCTCATTCGTGCGGATCACGAATTTCCCGGAACTCAGGGCCCCTGGCTTGAGCCGCATCTCGCCATCGGAGCGATGCGCCTCATCCAGCACAGTTTCTTCTGAGTCCTCATCGACAGCATCGGACTCATACATCACCTGCTGGGTGCTCAGATCAAACAGGATCTTCGAGCGCCTCTTGTTGTATTCGTCCTGCGCATCACGAGCAGGCCGCACCAGTCCGTACGGCATGCCATCCCGGTGCCGGCGCTTGCACCACACTGCGGTGAACGGGAACTCGCCATGCTTGTATGGGCTTTTCTGGACCTTGAGCAATGCTCCGGGCGTCCAGAACGCCACCCACACTTCTTCCGCCACGCTGTCGACCAGACTGACCACACCCGTGCTGACGGCCTCGGCCATGTCCCGATCTTCCGGGTCATAGGTCTTGCCGTGGTAGTCATCTTCCCCATAGGCCACCATGGTCTTGGTCGGCTTGATCTTGCGGTACCACGTCTCGATGACCAGCACCCGCTGTCGCGCGCCCTGGATAGCCAGGCCGTTGATCATGCTGCCGTGGGTGATGATCCGGGAGCCACGACCGTAAAACATCTGGGGCATGGTCCCGTCCAGCTCCATCTGCTCCTGTTCGAGCCCGTACATCGCCACGGTCTGATTGCGCAGCGCCTGCTCACGATCCGGGAACAGCGCGGTGGCGTAGTCAAGATCCAGCCACTTTGGTCGATGGATGTAACGGCAATCCTTCAGATCATTGCGGACGGAAAATGGGTCCCACCACATCGATTTCCAGTCCACGTGGCGCAAACCCACCGGGAAATCGAACTTGTCGGATCGGTAGTATTCCTCCATCCATCCCACGCCGACGATGGCAGCATCCGTGAAGGCACGGCTGCGCTCCCATCCTGCGCCGTTCTGATCTGAAACGAACTTCAGGACCTCCTTTTTGACCTGCGCACCCTTCACGTCGTCGTCTTCGCGCGGGAGCACATCCCAGTCGATACGCGTGCGCCGTTCCGTTCCGGCCACCCAATCCACCATCATCGTGATGATGGGGAATGTCAGGGGTGCTTGGCCGCGATCCTCCAGGACCTTGGCGTCCTCCGGGGACCATTGTTCGACATCGTAGTAGTCGTGATCCTTCCACATTTCAGCCCGGTTGTCGGCATGGCCATTCAGCGCTTCGGCCCACCACGCTTCGAACTGGGCAAGATGTTCTCGATAGGGCTGCGCGTCGTACCTGTGCGTGGTCAGCGAGTCGAGCGTGATGCCTCCCCCATGCTCGGAGAACGCATCCTTGGACTGGATCAGGTTGATGTCCATATCAGCCAACCACGCGCTTGCCGCCGCGCTCAACAAAGAAATCGAGACCGTCCTGGGCACAGCGCTCCATGAATGCATCCAAGCTCCGGTCCTTGAACATGTCTGGATCCGGCGGAGAATTCTTCAGGTCTTCCATGAAATCCATGATCGCGTCGAGTAGCCGAAAACAGTCATCCTTGGTCACAAACCCCCATATCTGACGAGCCAGTGGTGGCACCATCTCGCTCAGCGCATCGCGCTCAGCGAATCGCCACATGTCCCCCAGCTTCACATAGACCCCGGCTTGTGGATTTCCGCGTCGGCACAACCACAAGGCTGCTTCGTGACGATGATTTGGTGTGCCGAAATCGCCGTAATGCAGCTCGATGACCAGGTCGCCCTTGCCCCCCACGAACGAGTACCTGCGAGACACACTTCCGGCATGCTGTTCCTCGGCGAGATGCGATGGGACAATGATGGCACTCATGATTTTTGCTCACCCTCTCGCGCGGTGCGAACCCAGGCATTGTGCTGAATCATTCGAGCTACAACCTGTGATCCATGGCCGTACAACGCACCTCGAATAGCAATGGCGAGGATCCTGTGCATGGGTATCGTGTGGGTCTCCTGTTTCATGCGGTCTTCCATCCTCGATGGCGCTCTCGGCGCCGGCTTGTTGTGGACTGGTCATTGACACCCTGCAGCGGATAGCCCTGTGCAAACTGGCGGAAAGCATCCGCACCGTTCGAGGCCCAGTTGTGCAGCGGATAGTCGTGCCAGGCCTGCACCGTGTCATTCCACTTGTGCTGGTAGGCTGCCAGCGCCAGCAGTCCACCCCTGCCTTCCCCGGGGATGATCTCTCCGCACCGGGTAGCATCAAATCGACACCGTCCGAACACCTGGCGCACCATGTCGATGCCATCGTTGATGTTCTCGATGCGCGGCACCATCACTGTTGGCCTGACCCCGAGGCTTTCCAGGACCTGCAGGCGCGTCATGTTGCCTTCGGCTGCCCAGTCGGTATTGACCCCGTCATGAGGCAGATAATGGCGGCCGTAGTGATAGCCGAGCTCTTGTAGCTTGCGGGCGTAGAAAGCGGCTTGTTCGCCGCTGTTTTCGTAGTAGTCGATGAAGTGATGCCAGGGACCGACCTGCTGGTGGAACCAGATCGCCGTCGTGTCGTTCATGCCGATGTCCCAGAACGTGTTTACTGGCACGCCCGGGATGACCGGTAGATCGCAGACCCGACCATCCTTGTACGCCTTGGTCAGCTGCTTGCCGTAGTACGCCCCCTCCACGTGCACCGCAAACGCTTCTTCAGGCGTGGAAGGGTGCTCCTGCTTCATCTTGTCGCCCTGCTCTTCAGACTTTTTGACGTACCATGCTTTTTGTCGCGCGCTGAGCGCGATGCCGTGATCAGCGGCCAAGGTCTCGAAGTAGGCTTCAAGCTCGCTCGGAATGGGCACTCCGTCGGGGTCCAGCACATTGACGGGATCCTCAAACCACGCGGAAAAGCTGAACCGGTAATCCATGCTGCTCAGCTTGGCCGTTCCGGCCTCGACCATGGCTTGCAGCTTCTGTGCACGCGTGCACATCCGGTAGAAATCGCCCAGCCTTCCATGGGCCGTGCTCTCGATCGTGCACAGGCAGTCCGGGGGAAGCGTGTTCAGTGCACCTGTTTTGACCTCGCCGGCGCGCAGCGGCCAGAACGCTCCCATCGGCCCGTATTCGGACACCCAGAGAAACTGCAGGGTGCCACCACGATGGCTGAGACCGACGGTGATTCGGCTTCCATTCGACAATTCGATCTCACCGGTCATATCGCGCCTGACCAGCGTACGCACGTCCCTGAGCCACCCTGGCAACCGGTCGTAGGCAAACAGCACCTTGGTGCGGAAAACCTTCTCGGCCTCCGAAGCCTGGTGCATCACGATGCCGCATGCGGTGTTGGATCGAAATAACGCGGTATCCAGCGCAAGGATCGAACCCAGCGTGGTCATGCCATGCTGGCGGGACTTGAGCTTGATATTGCGTATGTGCATGTTGGCGAGAAACTCGCTCTGCACATGGTTGGGCTTGAAGACGATCTCACGCCCATGCTTGTCCAGAATCTTGTACAGGTTCGACAGGCGCCATTCCCGATCCTGCAACAGCCGCTTGAGACGATCGATCTTTGCCTGATCTATCTCATGGCTACTCGGTCGCATCGCCAGGGATCCCGGTTCCGGCCCCGTCGATGGCACTTAGCATGTCTTCCAGCGCTCGATGGTTGTGGTCTACCTTACCCTCGAACCGACGCGTGAACATGCCGATATGTTTGCCGTAGTCGATCAACGCACCCTTCTGATCGTGCGTCAGCACCTGGATACCGTGCTGGGTCATTTTCACGCCGGCGAACAGCAGCTTGGCTTCAGGGCCAAGATCGCGAGTGTCCTTGATCAGGACCGCCTCGATACCCCTGCCAAAGCACTCCGGGCAGTCTGGGTTCGGGTCGTGATACGGGTTGAATCCGGTTCCCCCCTCTTCATCGAACTGATGTTTTGACGGGTTCTTGCAGGCTTCCTTCTGATGTTTTGACGGGTTCTTGCAGGCTTCCTTCAGTTCTTTCTCCCAGTTCTTCCTGGCCTCGACCATCTCCTGTGGCGTGCGCTGGAACCGATGACCATCGCCCCAGCAGTACCTGCAGCAGCAGCGCCATACTTCAGTCAGCTCACGTGCATCGGCCGTGGCGATGGCCACCAGCCTGGCGGCGACATCATCTGCCTCCATACCGTTGCGCTGTGCGATGTCATGCATGCCTTCCTGAATCTTCGACTGGACCTCCGGAAGAGCAAGCAGGTCCGATGCCTGGGTTCGGGCGCTGCGCGGGCTGTACCCGGCCTCGATCGCAGCCTGACGCCCATTGTGGTGCACCAGGTAGCGCTGCACGAAGACCTCGACCCTGGAGATGCCTCGCTGCTTCTGCTTTCCTGTGGTTTTGGCAGTGTGGTTGGCGGTCTTCTTGGCCGGCGAACGCTTGGCCGCAGGCCGCTTCTTCACCGGTGCAGGACGTGCACCCTTGGCCCTACTCGATTTGACGGCCTTGGCGGTTTTCTTGGCGGTAGTTTTTTTGGTGGCCATGTTCGGAAATGTTCAGGATCACTGCGCGCACCGGATCGCCTGCGCGCGCAGCTTTCGATACTCCCTTGCGTCGGTGCCCTTGAGCTGGAGCAGGACCTTTGCCCGCTCGTCCTGCGACAGGCTGATGTAATTGGCGGGCAACTGGCTGAGCCACTTCTCAAAGCGCTCGAAGGCCTTGGGCATGCATTCAGCGGGTTTGACTTTGGGCGGTTGCGGCAGCTGCTGGGGCGCCACCGCGGGCGGCTTCGTCATAGAGCTGCATGAACTGGCGAGTACCAGCAGGATCAGTGCCACGCAGATCAGGAACAGCCGATACCGGCTGCATCTTTGGCAGATGGAAATGAACATTCTGGATCTGCTCCTGCAGGGCATCACCCTGCGTGTCGATTGTGTGATGCATGTCCAGCAGATTCGCAGACAGACCCTGCTCGCGTTTCTCTTCCTTGGCACGCTGCTTGATCTGTAACCCGGCGCGATGTGCAATTTCCTGCGTTTGCTGCTGCGCCTGTCGGCGCGTATCGCTGCCGTGCTTCCAACCGCACACCTTCCAACCCACGACGAACCCGAGCACAAACACGGCCATCGCGATGACAATTTTCCTGGCCAGGGTCATTGCGGATCAACGATGGTGATGGCAATGGACAACTGCTTCACACCCGCACTCCCGCCATGCGCTTGCACATGCTCGATGGCCAGCCGATCGGCCTCTCGACGTGTACGGCAAAGGTATGCCGGCCGCACGCCACTCTTGTCGACCACGACGCCGTAGCATTTCTCCGGGACACCATCGGTACGCATATTCATTTCTTGGTGCTGTTCGTGTGTTGAAGATCGCGAATGTCTTGGGTATTTCTCAGCACCTGGACCTTGATCTCTGCCGTGGTCTGTCGCATGACCGGAACATCGGAAAGCTGCTTGCTCAGGGCAGAGAGCTGGGCATTGGTCACTGCCTGCTGGGTTTTGATGTCCTGCAGATCACTGCCCTGTCTGAGCTGTGTGTCGGAGATGCCTTGGTATGTCAGATATGCAAGTCCCATCAGAGTGGTGCCTGCGGCAGCTACGACCCACTTTTCGATCGGCCCCAGCTTGAAGTGCCAATGGCCATCATCGTGGCGTTCAATATCCATGCTCATTAACCACTCCCGCGGTGCATGGACAAGCAGACTTGCCCCATCCTGCTTGTACATAACGCGGTGCCAGGGTATGCAAAATCCTTCGTGGGTATCCACGATTCTCAAGCCAAGCCGAGATTGATCGTCCGGCATTGACCACTTCAGTATTGCCCCACCATCTACCAGGATTGAGCTGCACATCGCGTGCAGTCCGTTGATCCCGGTACACCCACCCCAAGCCGCCGTTGTATGCAGATAGCGTCATGGCCCACCGGTCGCATAGTGTTTGTGCTCGAATCGCGCGGTACAGATCCGCGTCGTACCGCGCCGCGCACCGTATTGCCCATCGAGGATCGAACGGTTGTGCTGGAGCGCAGGCGGTCGGATGCAGTCGGGCCATGTCGCGGGCGGTCGCCGGCATGAACTGGGCCATGCCAAGCGCACCGGCATGTGATCGCGCATCGGGTTTCCAGGCACTTTCCTGATGCAACTGCGCTGCAAGCGTGGCAATCGGCGCGTTCAGACCAAATTGCTGATGCGCTACGGTGACCACCGTACGGCGCCAGCGCTGCGCGCCGGATGGAGGTGTCACCGCCAACACCACCACCGGCAGCGCAAGCGCCAGCGCACCCAGTAGGCGAAGGAACCGCCGATTCATACCGCCAGGCTCACGCCGATTATGGTGGCGGCCACGATGACCCCGAGTGTCAGTTTGTCCACCGAGCGTTCGAGCGCTGTCGCACGTTCTGATGGGTCGGTTCTTGCAACGTTGCGCGAGATCCAGTAACCACCCCATGCGCCGCTGGCAACCTTCGCGCAGGCTCCGGCCCAGGCCACGAGATACTGCACACCGCCGAACAGCAGTCCGACAAGCAACGCGCCGATGACGGCCAGCGCCAGCCAGCCCGAAGCGCGCAGGCGCCGGGGTAAATCGATGGGTAGATTCATGGGATGTCCTTATTGCCGCGCAGTCTGGAATGGAACCGGGTCAATGGCGCCCGTGTCCCGCGCATGAAAAAGCCGGCGGATGCCGGCTCTTTCATGAGCTTACCAACAGGGGAGATGAAATCACGATGTACTTGCTTGGGAGGCAATCCCAGACACGCACGCGAACATTCAGACCTCTCCGGTTCCCAATGTCAACTGCGGGTCAACTGCGGCTTACTTGCGGGTCAAGTGCGGTCCTCAGTCCCCGTAGAGAAAGTCACGCGCATCGCTGGCGGCATTCTTCGCTTCGGCTTCCAGATAGGAGACCACATATCGGTAAATCTGGCCGAAGTCCCCTTTGCGCATCTTCATGGCCTTGGCCCGGGTCGCATTGCGCTCGGCACGCTTGGGCCAGACCAAATCATTCATCACGAACTGGATGACCAGGCGCAATCGTGCGCATCGGGGCCCTTCGAGCATCTTCGCGTACTGTGGCGCGTGCTGCAGTGCCCGCAGGTGTTCGGCATACGTCTGATCGATAATGCTCTGAAAGCTCGCTGAACTCTGAAATACGATAGCCAGCGCGACCATCTTGCCAATCGTGTGCTGCGAACTGGCCAGCGCGTGGGCGATGTCCGCCGGCGTACCTGCTGGCGACGGCTTGCCACCGCGCCCGCCATGCGGCACGACATAGCAACCACGGCCGGCCAGGCGTTCGAGAATCTCGGCAGGCTCCAGGCGCGCGCGCCCCCAAAGATCATTGCTCTGGCGCATCAGCTTTCTCCCCTACAGCTTCTCGGTACGCCTCTTCGTCGAAGACGAATCCGCGGCTCTGGCTCACGCACGCCGGGAAAGCCTTTGGCGGCTGCAGACCACACACCGCGCGCCGACCCACAGTAGCGAAGATGTGCGCGCGACGTGTGCAGTAGTTGCATCCACCATCCCGAATGACACGCTTGCGTTGTGTCAGGCCCTGCCCGCGTGCCGTGAATCGCTCAGGTTGGGTAAACGCCTTCGTCATGCCTTGTCCACATAGGCCTTCCAGACCTCGAGCGCTTCGTCGCACGAGCTGCAGCAATGTGCCTCATAGCCTTCACGCTCGGAATCGAGCAGCCACTTCACCTGGGCCTGACTGGCCTTGCCGACTCGAGACTTCATCTCGATGTAGAGGCCATGCTTGCCCCCGCGCGCGATCGCGCAGTGAATGTCTGACACGCCGGCTTTCACACCCTCCTGCTGGAAATGCCAGGCCTCGCGTTTGCCACGCCTGCCCCCATTGGGAATGGCGTAGGTGCGCTCTGCCGGTATCTTGTAGCGGTCCGGGTCGGTGCAGGACAGGTCGTAGATCCTCGCGAAGAACATCACCTGCTGTTCGTGCTCTTCCTCTTGCCGTCGGGCCGTTGCGTTGGTTGCCTTCTTGCCGCCGACATGGCCAGGCTGCATCAAAAATCCCTGATCTCCATCGGCGCTCTTGCCCATCTTCTGCTGTTTGTGGTCTTCACCCTCCTGCAAGCGCCTGCGCATCTCCGGCGGCATCGCATCCAGGCTTCTGTAACGCAGGCCCCGGCTCACTTGGGCACCTCCAGTCCTGCGGTAGCAAGTTGCTCACGCGCACGCGCTGTCAGGCCTTGCATGGCCTCGATGAAGCGTGATGTCTCGCTCAATATCTCATCCTGTACGCGCAGGATCACCACCAGCTGCTCGCGGTTCAGGTCGGCATAGGTACTGTCCTGGGCCCGGATATGCGGTTCAGGCATTTCAAAGCGGGCATCGAACCCGCCCACCGGTCTGAAGGCGGATGCCTGGCGCCCGTGCGTATCTTTCTTGCCCCCGACAACCTCGACCAGTCCGGTCTTGCTCATGTGCCGCAGCCGCGCTGCGATCGACATCCTGCTGAGCTGTTCGATCACCCCAGCTGGCCAACCATGCCCCGCAGCCAGTCCCTGTGCGATGTCCTCCAGCGCCTCGCTGGTGGACGGCCTTCCTGACCGGTGCAGCGCGGCCAGCACGATCTGATTGAGCTTCTCCGATCTCATGCCGAACCCCCTTTGCGGCGCAGGCTCGGCCAGTCACAGGCGATCACCACGCTCTGGTCGTCGGTCAGGCGGTCCCAGATTCGTCCCCCGAGGAACGTGTCCAGGCCATCCACCTGAGTTCCGTCTTCCTGCTTGCTGGCGTGCGCAGGCAGGTTTGAAATTAGGACCGTCGGCTTGCGTGCCGCGTAGCGTCCGTTCAGCGCCTCAAACAGCATCAGGATCTCGCCCTCGTTGCCGCGGTGAGCTCCGACGTCGTCCAGAATGAGCAGATCCACGTCGATCAGGTCGCGCAGCGCGTCGGTCTCGGTCTTGTCTCTGCGTTTCCAGGTATCGCGCTGGTGCCGGATGGCCGCGTATGCGGTCATGAACAGGACGGTGCGGTTGTGAGTGCGGATCAGGACATCCCCTATCGAGCAGGCCAGGCCGGTCTTTCCAGAACCCATCGGTCCTACCAGCAACAGGTTCGTCCCGCGCTTCTCGATCCTGGGCCAGTTCTCCGCGTAGCGCTCGCAGCGCTGCCTGGCAAGGCGCGCGCGCTCACGGTCTTCGGGGTCATCGATCGCATGGATGGGGAAACTATCGAAGCTGTACTCGCGGAAGCGGGCCGGCATCAGCGACGACCCGATTCGCTTCTCGAGCTCCCGGGCGCGCAGCTGGCGCTTGTGCTCGGCATCGCGTCGATGGATCGCCTCCTCATCCTCGCGTCTGCGAGCCTCGATCAGGGCTTCTCCGGTCATCTGCGGTGTCAATTCGTCAGCGCAGTGCTTGGGGTAGCTGGTCATCGTTGGTGCCCTGGTAGGTGGTTCCGTAGTAGTCCGATCGCATCTGTCCGGACGCGTCTGCGGCAAGGTTTCCGACCGTGGCGTTGTCACGCCGCCGGCCCTGCAGCGTGCTGAGCAGGTAGCGCAGATTCGGTGGCCGGCCCTTTTTCCGGCTGGTCAGTTCCTTCGCGGTGTCGGTGAGCTGGCGCACCGTGAACCCTTCGCCGAGGGCATCGAGCAGCTCGACCCGGCTGGGGTGCACGTCGACCATGCCCAGCTCGCGCAGCGCCTTGGCGGCGCTCACGGCCGCCGTGTGGGTCTGGTCCACTTGCTCGTGGCTCAAGGCTTCGGCAGGTGGATCCTGCGCGCCGGGCGGCGCGGTCGCATCGCCTCCCGTACATTGCGGGCTCGCAGTAGGTTCTCCTAGTTCATTGGCTCTTGGGGATTGGGGAGGTTTCGTTCCGGGTTCGTTCTGGGTTCCTTGCTGGGTTTCTTCTGTAAACCCACTGGGTTTCCCGTTGGGTTTTTGATTCGCCGGCTTTTTCTTCGGCCTTCCACCCTTGGAGCCGTTGGCGCGCGCGGCATCTAGCCTCGGCTTGGCCTTCTCAATCTCGGCCTCGCAGCGCTCATTTACCCATTCAGAACTGGAACCGTTTTTCCCTTCACATTCGGTGTGCGAAAAGAACTCGTTCAGGACGAAATCCACGGCCCGTTTTTCGCTCGCTTTCGTCGCCCTGGCAATGATGTATCGCTGGGCATGCGGGATTGCCCGCTCGTTCCCGTAGTACCAGTCGATCAGCCGACCGTAGGCGCCGTCCTGCTCCATCGTCAGGTGCGCGGTCTTGACCAGGTAGTGGGCCGGGTAACGCGGGTAGAAGTTCATCAGTCGCTGACCACCACACGAGCTATTTTCGCGTTGCACTGGCTGGCGATGCGTCGAGCTTCTGAACGTGATTTGCACTTCATGGCCGGCTCTCCCGTATCCGGGTCGAAAACCAGCCAATACAACACGCTGCCACGCGGAAATTTGCACTTTTTCATGTCACCTCCACTTTCTCTTGACTTCCCAGGTCTTTGACTGGGCACACATGTCCACGCCCTTTGTTCTCGGCAAAGGCTCGCCACCGGTAGGCAGTTGCCCGACTGCATCCGGTCCTGGCCCTGATTTCGCCAACGCTCGGTATATACCTGAGTGAGCCCATCCAATAGGCCACTTCCACCGCAGGGGTCTGGTAAAAGCGCGCACGCGATCGAGCCATCAGGAATCTTCCCTATGCGTATGACGAGGTATCGGCAGGCCTTCCAGTGCCCGGCGCGCGCGCGCGCCACGATCCTTGACTGCGGCCGGCAAGCTCCAGCGTCGGCCGTGATAGTGATTGCGCGTCCAGTGGCTGCGGTCGGCGTAGAACAGCAGCGCCTGGCGGATGCTCTCCGTGGAATGCTCGCGTCGATGTTCCCGCCAATGCGCGATCGTGCCGGCGACAGCTGCCAGCACGATCACTACCGTGAGGATCACCAGCAGAGGCATCAGAATCCGCCGCCTTGTACGTCATCGACGCCTTCCAGCCGGAAGCGCACGGCGGGATATCCGTCCGGCGCCGGGCCTAGGTGGCGCGGCGGCGCGCCGTCATCCAGACGCGACAGCTCATGGCCCAGCGCCTCGATCACGGCCGCCGAGCGCTCATGGGCCTCAGCGATGCGCTCGAGGATGTACTGGAGGCGTTCCTCGGTCGGTATCGCAGTGGCGCGGAAGCCGAGATCCAGGGCCATGGCCTCGAACAAACCGAAGCGATGGAAGCGCTTCATCAGGGCCCAGATCTCGACGATCTTGAAGAACTCCGGACGGCGTGGGTTCAGACAGGCATTCCAGCGTGCGATCGCCGCGTCCCAGGTCAGTTTTTCCTCGTCCCACAACCCTTCTTCCAGCAGGAACTCGATCATCTGCTTGCGCAGGCGTGGATCTACAGCGAGGGTATCGCGCAGTGCTTCCAGGCCGGCCTGCATCCAGGAATTGTCAAGCCACATGCGTCAAACCTCCTCGTGATCTGTCCTCTCGGGTGCTGGACCCAAGGATTGCGATGGAACGGAGCCGACCTCACGCTTCGTATCAAGCGCCTTTTTTGCAGGCGTGGCCGAGCACTCCAGTTCCATGATGGCCTTCTCGAGGGCGTTGACAGTCGTGAAGCTGGGACGCTTCCCGCGTTTCTCGTTGGCGAACTTGCTGATCCACGAGGTGCTCAAGCCCGATACCTGGCTCACTTCCGGATATCGGCCCCTGAAGCAGCGGAGGCGGGAACGAAGGATGGCGATGTCGTTGGGCATGCACGAGATTGGAGCACATTTGTGCTCATCTTGGCAACACAACTGTACTCACCAAGAGAATTACGCTTCGCTGATGGCAAGTGATACCACTCTCGCGCTCCGCGACAACGTCAGGCGACTCATGGATTACAGGGGGATGTCGCAGCGCGAACTTGCGAAGGAGGCGGGGATCTCACAGAGCGCAGTCGGTTTCCTTCTGCGCTATTCGGACATGAACGATCGACATCCCACCACTTCGACGGTCGAGGCAATAGCCAAGGCCTTTTCCATTCGAGCCTGGCAACTCATGATTCCCGATGCCCCACTCGAGCTGCTTTTGTCACAGCAGCTCGAAAAGCACACCATGGATTACATGCAGGTAGGACCAGAGGGAAGAGAGGCTGTCGATCGCATTACGGAGGTTGAGGTGCGGTCTGCCACCTTGCAAAAAGGACTGAATACCGGTGACGGTTCAGTTAGGAAAGCAGGATAGCCAGGGACGGCCAGGTTCGGGGGCAGGCCTTATTTTCCTTGGGATGGGGTGTAATACAGGCTGCCCCGACTCGGTCTGGTCTCTTGAAGCGAGCGACCCTGCTCGCATAATCGCTCCACCGCCCTACGCGCGCGCGCGCTGTTATGTTTTTCGGCAAAGGCCTGGGCGCCATCACAGGCGGCATCCGCGCTGACGCTAACGCCGTGGTCACGGACCACCCTGTACTGCCTCTCCCACCGGATTTCCGACGGATCCCGGTAGCGCCCCTGCACCGGGTCGAACACCTGAGCGCCGCGGTCTGGAAGATTCTCGCGGATCTCGCGCCCTGTCTGCGCGTCGTAAGCGATCAACTTCCCGGTCGGCACCGTGCTCGTCCAGCACTCACCCTCCGCGTAGTAGACCGCTCCGGACGGCCGCGTGCACCGCATCCCGACGATCTCGCCGCGCGCATACGCCGATGCGCCCAGACCCGGGTCATGCGGCAACACTGATCCTGATTTGCCGATCGCCGGCCGACGAGAGCGGGCGGCTACCTTTCGTGTCTGCCAATCTGGTCTCGCGCGCGCACGATCATAGGCGATGCGCAGCACTTCCCAATCACCAAGATCCGGTCTCGCGACTGCGTGGATTTCTTTTTGCAGCAGTCCCAGATTCGATCCCATCAGGATCTCTGGGTGGACCTGTGCAAATCCCTCGACAGCGCGCTTCCACGAGCTTTCGGTTGATGTTTCGCCATCGCGAAAGGTCTTGTGTGACACCTGGGCACGTGGGTTTTTGCAGGGGATGTTCTGGTACACAGGGACGCCATCCTTGCCCTTGCACTGGTAGATGTTGCCGGCATGAGCGCCTGCTGTCAGCAGCGCCAGGACCGCGCAAACCGCTCTGATCGTCATGATCTGCTCCCTTCACATCCGATCTGTGCAGTATCTCGCTTGGCTTGAGCACATTTGTGCTTGACACCGTCCGTATCGAACACTAATGTGCTCGATAAGACGGGAGGGCTACCCATGCTGGCCACAGAACAACACCAACCGACGAGCATCATGATTGCACCAATGACCACTGCCGACGCGGTATGCCATGCCGCACACGCCCGCTCTGTGGCACGCGCCAAGAGCGAATTCCGGCGTGCCATGGGTCAGCTGGTGCGGCTGCGTGCAGGCACGTTGTCGCAAGGGGATCTGAACGACCTGCACGGCCGCGCCCTGCGCACCTGGCCGAACCTGCAGCTCAACGAAACCGCCAAATATCAGGAACTTTTGTTGCGCGACCTCACGGGTGCGTACGAGGCCTTGTTACGGGAGGAAGAGGCATGAATACAGCCAAGAAGCACAGCATGGTGAACAGGACCGCGTTCGGTATCTTCCTTTCCGTCCTGTTTGTCATGATGGGTGTGGATCTGTGGCCACACCCGCGCACGATGCAGACGCCGCTTTCCTTGCCCGCACCGGCGGCACCATCCCTGCGCGCGCACCCACAGCCGGCCGTGGCTGGGCTCCCGCTTGCCGCCACGCGCAGCGCACCCGTGCTGATGGGTCGCGCTTGCGTTGCGCTGGCTGTGTACGTCGAAGCACCGCATGCGGGATGGCTGGAACAGGCCACCATCGCATCCACCGTCATCAATGCCGCGCGCGCCCACCATCAAGCATCCCCATGTCAAGCGATCCGTCAGCCAGGCCTCGTGCCCGGCATAGCGGCTTACCTGGACGATACGCCGCCTTGGCGGGCGCACCCTCAACGCTGGATGCATGCGATGGACGTGGCCGATTCAGTGCTCAGCGACGACTACTCGTTTGGTACCCGGGGATGCACGACCACCACACGAATGCTGCCTTCCCGGGCCCCGCGCCCGGCATGGGCCCGGTCCATGCGGATGACATGCCGCGTCGGACAACACCTTTTTTTCACGCCAGCCATACCTCCCGTGGTTGCGGTTGCCCAGCGAACCCCCCCCCCGACGAATGGGCAGTCGATGAATGCAGCATGCATGTGAGGGCGATCAGGGCCGTCCCTCGCCGGCACCGGCAGCCGACTGCATAGCCGGAACCTCACCACCGCAAGGAAAGGCCCATGTACAAGTCCATTTCAGTCGAAGTCGACGTCGATGTGTCTGACGTGATCGACATGCTTGACCCAGACGATCTGCACCAGTTCGGGTTATCGGAAATCGATGTCCGAAGCGCGCACAAAAGCCCATGGATCGACGTGCGCTTAGCCGTCCTCCGCGGCGATCGTGCCGGCGGCAACCACAAGATCCTTCCGGCGTCGGTCGTCAACGCAGGCGTGGCCGACAAGGTCCGCAAGATCGCCGAGGCCGAGGGCCGGCGCGTCGGCAGCCGCGAGCGCAAGCGCATCAAGCAAGCCGTCTTCGACGAGCTCATGCCTCGCGCATTCTCCCAGCCTTCCAGTCTGCAGGTCTGGCTGGACCTCACCAACGGATGGGCCGCGATCGATACCAGCAGCCGCAAGGCCGCCGAATCGGCAATCAGCATGGTGCGCGAGGCCCTGGGCAGCTTCCCGGCGGTGCCACTGGCGCCCGAGCGCTCCGTGCGCCAGGTGCTGACCCACTGGCTGCAGACCGGCGACCTGCCGCCCGGCCTTGTGCTGGGCGATGAATGCGAGCTGCGCGACGCGGCCAACGCCGGCGGCGCGGTCACCCGCAGCCGGCATCAGGAGCTGGAGTCGGACGAGATCCGCGAGCACCTGCGCGCCGGAAAGCAGGTCTACCAGCTGGGCCTCGAATTCGACGAGCGCCTCGGCTTTGTCTTGGACGAGGCCCTGACCGTGCGCAAGCTCAAGCTCTTCGACGTGGTGGAGGACCAGCTCGACACCAGCGGCGCCGAGACCATCGCCGACGATCTCGGCGCGCGCGTGCGCCAGCTCGAGACCTTCATCGGCACCGAGGCTCACGCGGCGCTCACGAGATCGAGGCCGTCGACGTCAGCGCCGGTCAGAAGGACGACATCGTCGCGCTGGCCAAAGCCACCGGCGCCGACCTGGCCGCAGAATGGAAGGTTACCGAGGACTGGCTGGCCACGATTTCCAAGCCCGCCCTGCTGGCTGGCTGCCACCGGCCCTGCGCGAGAAGGAGAAGCCGCGCCGCAAGAATGTCACCGGCGGTAAGGCCGCCGCAGCCAATGACCAAGAGGAGGCAGACCGTGATGCTGCAGGCGCTTGAAATGGGTGCCCGTGGGCTACCTTCACGTGGCCTTAAGCCGGCGGCCGAGTTGGCCAAAGTCCGGCCGCACGGTACGCGCCTGAAATACGTCGGTGGCTGCCGGTGTGATGCGTGCCGGTCAGCAAACTCCGCCTACGAGCGAGATCGTCAACTGGCGCGAAAGCATGGCGACTGGAATGGCCTGGCGAGCGCTCGACGCGCGCGCCGACCCAGGGTAGTCCAGCCATGAGCTACTGCCGCTGGTCCACCGACTGCGACGTCTACGTCTACGAGGGCGGTATGAGCGGTTTCATGGTGCATGTGGCCGCCTCGCGCTACGTCTTCAAGGATCCGCTTCCTGATCCCGTCCTCTACACAAAGAGAAACTTCAAGGAATGGTTTGCCTGGCATGAGCGCGTGCGCGAGATGACCAATGTGGCCGCGCTAGAGACGATCGACCTTCCGCACGACGGCGAGACCTTCAACGAACCGACACCTGCGGCATGCGCTGACCGCCTAGAGCAGCTCAAGGCGCTCGGCTACCGGGTACCGCAATACGCCATCGATGCCCTTCGCGAGGATATCGAATGAAACCGACCATCATTGTCGCCGGCCTTGGCCGCTGCGATGGCGACGCAATGGACGCTTTAATCCGCGTTGACTTGCAAGCCCTCTAACGATCTCGGACGCAGTGTTATGCGCCACCTACCGGAAAACGAAATGAAAGATGACCGTGCAACATCCATCGAACTGATACGCGACGACTACGACGATTTTGTGCACCCGTACCCGTGGCGCTTCGCGATCACCCACAAAGGCAAGAGGCACGAGTTTTGCGGGGCGCCAAACAAATGCAAAACACCTGGAGCCGCATTGCGCAGGGCACAACAACGACTGAAATGGCTCGAAGACGGCACCTACGCCGAACGCTACAAGTGACGCATAACGATTGCGATAAGCCGCCGCGCTTTTTGCGGTCGGCTTAATTAGCTGGTTAGGTGCGATGATTGACTGGGCACGAATAAACGACTTGATTGAATGCTCGGCCTGTGGCGGTACTGGACAGAATGAGCGAATACCAGACGACCAGCGGAAAGCATGGATTGAGCCATGCCCCTGGTGCAAAGAGCGCGGGTATTTCCTGCCGGGAGAAAATAATGGGATACGAACCGAAACTGACTGAACGGGAACGCGGAATATGGCGCATGGCGCTAACGCTGGCGAATAATATCTGTGTGCGCGAGAGCGACAGAATGAACGCCGATGATTACACCGCCGAGGCACAGACGGCGGCGGATTGCGCGAAAGCAATACGCGACTGGCTTGACACCGATGACGAGCATCTTGCGCGGATGCTGCGTGATGCAGGGGTGCGCGAATACCCTGACCCGATATGCGAGGCGCTGAATAGTGGTAATGGTTCATACCGGCCTTAGCACCTAACGCCGCCTTAACCGGCGCGGCCACAGGAGATTGACGATGTGTGACCTACTCACAGACCCTTACATGGACGCCGCGCGCGCGCCAGCCGGCTACAGCAAGCCCCAAGTAGGCGCTCTGACGCGTTTCAGCCACAAGGGAGGCACGTTCAACACTTACCTGTCGGATCTCCGACGAAGTGGCTTCCTGGACGAGCATGACGGCCTGCTGTTTGCCTCGGTGTACGGCATCCAAGCGCTGGGCGCCGATGTGCCGATCGCGCCGAAGAGCCACGACGACGTCATGGCGCAGTGGCAGCGCGCGCTGCGTGCCGGCGCGTTCCGGATCCTGCACAGCATCGTTGCCGCGGGTCCGGCGGGTATCAGCCGCCAGGACTTGGCCCTGGCCGTCGACATGACGGCCAGCGGGGGCACGTTCAACACGTACCTGTCCGATCTTCGCCGCAACGGCCTCATCACGGATCGGGACAGCATCTGCTATGCGAACGACATCCTTTTCCCGGAGGACCCATGATCAAGGAAGCGATCCAGCGCAAGCTGGCCCTGTATTTCCAGCTCCACTACGTCCAGACCCGAATGCCCGATTTCATCATCGGAGGTCTCGACGACGCCTATCTGTTGCGCTGGTACATCACGCCGTGGACCGCCTGGCGCCGGGACGTCCCGGATAAGGACCGCAGTTGGTGGTTTCGCCTGGTCGCGCGGCTGCCGGCGATCTACCTGCACGTCTTCCTGCGCGACGACGACGATCGCGCGCTGCACGATCATCCATGGAACAACGTGAGTTGGGTGCTCCTGGGCAGCTACATCGAACACACCATCCGCGCCGGCGGCATCCATGTCCGCACGCTTCGCCCGCGCGGATCGGTGAAGTTCCGCTTCGCCAGAACTGCGCACCGCGTGGAACTGATCAATCGCGCGCCTTGCATGAGCCTGTTCTTCACTGGCTGGCGTTGGCGCCACTGGGGTTTCCACTGCCCCGACCGTGGCTGGGTGCCATGGCGTGTTTTCACTGCCGTGAATGATGGCGACCGCGGCGCGATCGGACGGGGATGCAACTGATGGATTTGACCAAAGCTTTTTCCATCGCAGAACAAGACAGCCCGGCTTCATGGATCGCCAAGGAAGCTCTTCGGACCATGGCCGCCGAGATCGAACGCCTTCAGTCCCGTATATCGCCACAGGCTCACGATCCCAAAATCAGACCGATCCGTTATCTCGATTCACACGCTGACATGCTTCGTATTTGGGCCACTGGGATCGACTCAGGCGAAATCGATCTCCCTGATTCGGTGCTCATGGTCGTAATCCATAACGACGGACGAAAACCACAACTTTTCCAAACCGCGACTGCACCCAACAATCTGATCGCCATCGGAGCATTGATGCATTCCGTCTACCGCATTCTTGGAGTTTTAGACGATGACTGACCGCAAACCCATCCTGTGCCTCGACTTCGACGGCGTCATCCACGCCTACACGAGCGGCTGGAAAGGTGTTACTCGCATTCCCGACCCCCCGGTCCCTGGCGCGCTGCAGTTCATCGTGGCCGCGCTGGACCGGTTCCAGGTGGCCATCTACTCGAGCCGGTCCCGGACCTGGTTCGGACGCCAGGCCATGCGGGCGTGGCTGCTCAAGCACCTGATCGACCTGTCGCCTAACACCCCGCAGGAGGCCCCGGACTGGTGGTACCGGCGTGTCGCGCGCACGGCCTTCGCGGATCCGTGGTCCGAAGAGGTGATCTGGGCGGCAAAGAACGTGTGCCGGGAAATCCTGTGGGCCAAGCACAAGCCGCCGGCTACGGTCAGCATCGACGATCGCGCGCTGCTGTTCGACGGCACGTTTCCGTCCTTGGACATGCTGGCCAGCTTCCAGCCCTTGACCAAGCGCTTCGTAGGCGTCGACCACGGATCCGATGATCTGACATGTATGGTCACGGCCGACCGGGACGAGATCGGAACGATCGGTCATGTTGACCACGGCAAGACGACGCTTGCGGCGGCGCTGACGAAAGTCGGAATGCAACAGCCGCCCGCTTGGGAAGACAGGAATCTTATCGAGCTCGCGGCCAAAGTTGCGGGGTACGAATCCGAAGGCTATGAAGACGGCGGTTGGCTGGTGATGCGGTACGGACTGCATACCGCTTTATGGATTCCCGCGATCGAGCGGTATTGGAATCCCCTCGAAGATGACGGCGACGCGCTGCGCCTGGCGGTGATGCTGAATCTCAGCTTCGAATCGAGTCCGACGGAGGAACTGCACGGAACAGATCGGTACGCCGCCACCCGCAAAGCGATCGTCATGGCTGCGGTCGCCATGGCCGAGGATTGCTGAGGCATCGCTATCCATGGCACAAGGGATCCTTTCTACCGCTGAGCTCCTGAAGGCGACTGGCTACAAGCGGCCAGCCGATCTCGCGAGCTGCCTGCAGCGCCAGGGAGTGCGGTTTTTCGAGGGGAGGGATGGACCTTGGACGACGATCGGACTGATCGAAGCCGCCGGTGGCCTGCGACCGGCCGGGAACGATGCAGGCGAGATGTACGGAGCGACTATCCTGTGAAGCGCGGCCGGCCACGCAAATACGACGACACCATCCCCGCTCACATCGACCAGCGCAAGATCCCAGACGGGGTCTATTGGGACGCGCGCGATCGCATCTGGTACAACCGCCTCTCGCAGCCACGCCGTCTCGCCGGCCCGAAGGCAAGCCTGGCCGACCTGCATCGCCTGATCGAGCTTCGGCGCAACGGTGATGCCGGCACCATACGGTCACTGCACGCGAAGTTCTGCGGCTCCGACGTCTGGAAGCACCTATCCAAGTCCACGCAGGACGACTACGACTACTGCCTGCAGGTCCTGGAGCGCCAGAAAACACGCCACGGGCAGCCCGTAGCTGCGCTGGAGGTCGACCGGCTGTCCCGTGTGCTGATCCAGCGCCTGGTCAGCCTGATCGGCGCGGAGCACCCTTCGAAGGCCGCGCACGTGCTGCGCTACCTGCGGCGCCTGATCAAGTGGGGCATGCAGCATGGCGAGTGCGCGGAGCGCGAGAACCCGGCCGCGGCCGTCGACGCGCCCAAGGAGCTCCGCGCACCAACCATACCGGACAAGGCCACCATGCGGGGCTACATCACGTTCCTGCGCGCGCATGGCGCGATTCAAACCCGACGCAAGGGAAGTCTTCCACCCTATCTGTGGGCGCTGACGGAGATCGCCTACCGGTGCCGGCTACGCGGTGTTGAAGTGGTCAACCTGACCGATGATCTGGAAACCAAGGAGGGACTGCGCACGGAGCGGCGCAAGGGCAGCCGGGACAACATCGTTGCCTGGTGTCCGGAACTACGGGAGGCGTGGGATGCGCTGCACGAATGGCGGCGCGAGGTATGGGCCCGGATCCCGGGCTTCGTGATCCCGATTCAAGCATCCCGGCGCGTGCTGGTAGTCAACCAGGCCGGTCAGCCATTGCAGCGTGAGGCGCTCAAAAGTGCGTGGGATCGCGGCGTGCGCCTGGCCCTGGCCGAGGGCGTGCTGCAAAAGCGCTTCGGCATGCATGCCATGAAGCACCGCGGCGTCAGCGACACCGCCGGCACCAGAGACGTCAAGCAGCAGGCGTCAGGCCACAAGGAAGCCCGCATGCTCGACGTCTACGACCACGAACTGCCGCTGGTGAAGCCGGCCGGCATCGACTGAGGATTTTGAAATGGACAAGATAACCCTGCGCGCCATGCAGCGTCCGCCAATCACCGACATTTGGTTCGCATGGTTCCCGGTCCGTCTTGGAGCATTAGGCTCAGGGAAGCTGGCTTGGATGCAGCGGGTGTGGCGCAATCGGTGCGGCGGAGTGAAGATCTACCAACCGCTGGATCGTCCCATGCCTTATCGCCCGGCACCGTGCCCCAACTGTGGCGTCGAGGCTGTGCGCGGATGGGTGGAGTGGATCGATGGTGAAGAGCGGTTCTTCGTCCAGCACGGCGAACCTATATGCACAACTGGCTCGCGCCGCATGGAGGCGTTCATTCTAGACGAATGGGAGGTCATGGTCTTCCGTTACTGGACCTATCTTCACGCAGATTCCACCGAATCCACAAATGGATGA